ATGTCAAAAAAGTACGCAGAAAGAAAAGATACTATTAAATCTGTGAGATTAGTAATTGACGCATATGATGGCAGAGAACTAGAAATTCCACTTGAAATTTGGCAGGTCGATGTTATACGTGAAATGCTTGGCTTAAGTGTAGATACAACTAATTTAGATACTTATTGTATGCGAAGCAAAGAACAGACCAATGAGACTAATTACACAGACATTATTAATTATATGCTTTTCAAATATGATGAAACAATGGATAAACCTATTTTAGATGCGTTCAGGAGAAGATTACATTTTCAATCCGTGGTGTTAATATCTGGATAAAAAAGAAATGTCCTAACAGTATTCTTCATGTTTATGTGAATATGAATTAATCTGCTAAGGCATTTCTTTTTATTTGTATCTTTAAAATATCATTTGAAATAATCAATTTTTTAGCAAAGTATGTCTTTTTGGTACCATATGAGACGCATTTGTGCAAGATTTCCTCCTTCTTCAGATGTTTCGAACATATGGTTGATTACCTTTTTGATTACCTTTGCTTTTTGGAAAAAAGAAAAAGCCTTAAAACAGCGATTTTACGCAGTTTCTAAGACTTTTTAATACAGGGGATGAGAGAATCGAACTCCCACAGAAAGTGCTAAAACCCCTGTAAAATCAATGATTGTTATGATTCATGTTGCATTTCGTGTTGCATAGACTCAAAATAGTTGATTGCAATCTTATTCATTTTATCTTCCATGTCCGGAAGAGTGTGACGGTAGACTTCTTTCAGTACCGAATCATTTCCCCATCCACCAGATTGCATGATATACGCATCTGGTATTCCTAGCGCATGTTGAACAGAAGCGTTGTAATGCCTTAAGTCGTGGAATCGAAAGTGAGGTATCTCTAATTTCTTAAGGAGATTTCCAAACGATGTTGTTAATGTATTCGGATTCATGTCTACAGTGTCGGTTGAAAGTTCCAAGAACTTCTCGATTACGAATGATGGATAATTCACATATCTGTCACCAGCATAAGACTTAGGTGCTTTTACAATCCATTCGCCCTCATCATTCATAACCATTGTTTTTGTAACGTGTATCGTGTGATTCTTGATGTCGGACTTCTGTAATGCACAGATCTCACCTCTTCGCATAGCTCCAAACGCTGCGAGGAGAATTGGCACTTCCATGATAGTTCCTTCTGATGCACGAACAATCTTCTTAATGTCCACTTCTGTAGGAATGTAAATGTTGCTCCTGAGTTTTTTTGGAAGAGTGATATTGATTACAATTCCCGGACGAAATCTTTTCATTACCGCGCTGATCAGTCCATTCATGTCACGAACAGACTTAGGTGACAGCTCTGTAGATGCTTTATTAATCACCTTTTGAATTACGCTTTGTGTGATTTCCTTTAGCTGATACTCTTTAAGCGGTGCCATGCAATTACGTTGCATACTCTTGTACTTTCTGATGCTGGACGGTGAGAGGACAGCGGAACGTTCCTGGATATACTTTTCTAGTGCATCACCGAAAGTCATTTGTACTTCTTCATCTTTCTTGATTTCTTTGTTATCTGCCCATTCAGCAGCCATTGCTTCAGCTTTTCTTTTTCCTCTTGCCGATGGATCATCACAAGTGAAAGACTTATAGATTCTTTTCTGTTTCTGTTTCTTCGTTTTCGGATCAATAACAGGTTTTCCGTTTTTATCTAAGACAATTTCATAGTGGCTGAATACCTGACATCTCCAGGATCCGGAAGGTAACTTCTTAGCTGTTGCCATATAATCATCTCCTTTTAAGTATAAAAATAACAGCCATACAATAGAACAACAGTTCTGATTGATTGACTGCTCCGAAGATGATACAATATTACTGTTCATATAATTCGCACTGCTCTTCGGAGTTGTGTATCAACCGTTCCTGCGCCAACAGGAGCGGTTTTATTTTATTTAATTATCTCTGTTTACAAATTCGCTACATACATCTCTTAATTCTGTATATAACTTATCTGTAAGTTCTTCACCGGCATATTGTCTTGACAGTAGTTCTCTTCCATAAGCTCTCAATTCTGCATCGGATAAGGAAGAAAGTTTGTTGTCATAAACGTATTCTTTTGTATTCATGGTTCCTCTCATGCAAATGAACCTTGTTCCAAACACCGCAAATTAACTATTTACTGTAAACAAACTGAATATCTTTTGATGACCAGAAATCAGGAGCAACGCTAACCTCGAATTTCGAGAAAGTTGTAGGTACCTGATATGCAATCACACCGTTCATCTTCTTTCCAGCAGCAACACTTCCATCAAGCTGGTTCTTTCCACTGGCTTCAGGGGCTTGAAGTCCAACAAGATCTTGTGTTAGAGAGTAATCATCGCAATAGGCTTCGAAATTCATTACGGAGCTGATGCTGATATCTTTTGATGAGTTGTTTGCAATCTCAAACTCAAGGATTAAGAACTCGTTTCCTTCGTCAGGGGTAGTATATTCCCCACCGGCAGATTCGGTGATGTTCACAAGTGTAATTTCAACATCATTGAGATTCACAGTATCTCCAACGTTAAATACAGTCTGTTCCGGTTCTGATTCATTCTTTGAAGCATCTTGCGTTGCGTCAGTAGAAGTGTCACTGTTTACCTTTTTAGGTCCGTCATCCTTTCCACCAATAACAGAACCTATGATACCGAGTATAATAATTACGCCGATAACAATTAATACAGTTTTTAAACATCCACCTTTCTTTTTCATTCGTGTTTCCCTCTCTTTCTTTTTGTGATAGAGCCTTGTTTTCTAAGCGCACCACGCGCTTTATATAAATCCCTTCCGGGAGTTATATCCTTATTTTGTTAATTCATCATATTGGTCACGATTTTCCTTGTCATCTTCCTTTTTAAGTTTATAATTCTGACTCTTAATTCTGCGAAGACGATCACTTTCATCCATCCTAGCTTTTTGCTCTAATCTCTTTTTCTGTTTATATTGTTCCTTGTAGAATTGAATCAGCGCGTCTCTTTCTTCTTTAGATAAGCTGGTTGATTTAGCTTCTTCATCCTTGGTGATATCTTGTACTGGTTCTTCTATAATTTCTGCTACAGGCTTGCTAGTTACTGGTTGAGTATCTTCTATTTCAAATTTGGGAGGACTATATATCACTTTTCTATTAGCAACATGGTCCGATGTGAATTTCATACCAGTAGGAATAGCTGTTTCTTTCTTCACAATCTTATATCCGCAACATGGACAGAATTTAGAATTAATATCTATTACAGAACCACAAGCTGAACAAATCTTCTCCTTTCTTTGTTCTTTTGGCATTGGATCAATTTTGGGTTGCTGCGGAATCAATGAAGAACCGCAAGCTGTGCAGAAGTTACAACTGCTTACTATCACGGATCCACAGAAAGGACAGTTCATCATATCCTGTTTTACTGTCTCTTTTTTCTTCTTTGTCAGATATCGAATCAGTGGGTATGGAATAAACATAACCCACCCAGAAAGAAGAAATAGTGAATCAAGAAAACTGTCAGATGGTCTTGTAGGTATACTTATCACATAGAACCAAAGAATAAACCATCCAAAGAAAATAGCAATAGTTATATTCCTATAGAAGCGAGAAGTGTGGATAACTTTAGGAACTGGATACATTTGTGTGCATAACTTTCGTTGTTCTTTTCTCCAAACTCTCTGAGCATTCTTTTCTTGCTTGCGGATAAGCTTTAATTCCTTCGTCCTGTTCTTTCTTGCAATCTTTTCACGGTATCTGTACCTTGTTGCACGAATCCACATTCTTCTGATGAGATTAAATTGACTAGGTTTCATAACTCATTCCTCATTATAAATCCTTGCCATATAAGTAGTTATATTCGGCAAGTCGGAATGTGTCACAATGCTCACGAATAAAATCAATGCGCTGTGTATCTCTGGTTCTTCTTCTACGTCCTCTTTTTCGTCTAGTACGGTTCTGCTCCATACATTTACTGTATGCTGATATAACCGGATCAGGTGCTTTCGTAGTAGTATGAGCCAGATATTCTATCTCTTGCACATCTTCTTTATAGAAATCATCGTTTTCAATGTGACTCATAGCATGTTTAAGTGCTGCTTGCTGTGACTCATAGTTAAGTGCTGCATTGATAAATATGGTATAACTGCCATCTTCATTCGGCACTACCATTTCATGTCCTTTCCCTTTTGGAAAGTCCATAAGGATGATGTTAACATCCGGTGTCAAAGTCACCACGTTCCTTTCGTTTCAGTGCGAGAGCCATGTTGTGTAATGCTCTTAAATCGTCTGGATCCATGTCTTTCTGAACATCGAATAGTGTTCTAAGTTCCTTGTTTTCAAAAATTTCTTGAGCAACTTTAGCAGTTTCCTCATTCAGATAGTATTTTTCTGATTCATTCTCCTCACCTGTCATAAGGTAATCAACAGATACATTAAAATAATCAGCAATCAACTTGATTTTAGCAGTATTCGGTGTAGTGTTTCCTAATTTACTTATGTATCCCTTTCCGAATCCAAGTGTTTCTTCTAGCTTATTCATAGAAATTCCATGCTCTTTACATAAGCTTTTGATACGTTCTTTCATGGTTTCCATCCTTTCTGAAAAAATCGCAAAAAACCACTTGACTTTCTGAATATATCGCGTATAATACAATTATTGGTTCTGAAAAAAACGCAAAAAATAAACAGAGTGTCGAAAGTGCTTTATTTAATTTGTTTGTGGTAATTCAAATTATAGGATATTTTCAGAGATTAGTCAATATTTTTAGTGATTTTTTCAGAACCTACGCACTAAAAAAGCGGAGGTGAAAACGTGATTTACGACAACATTTTTGAACGAGCTAAAAAGCGTGGAATCTCAATAAACAAACTTGAGGAACAAGCTGAGTTGTCAAAGGGAAGCATCTGTAAATGGGGAAAAAGCGTAAGTCCTACAGTAAAAAGCATTAAGAAAGTTGCTGACATACTTGGATGTACGGTTGATGAGCTGATTACAGAGAAGAAATTAAAAAGGAAGTGATTGGATGCCGAAGTTAAAGACATCTGAAAGAGAAAGGCAGAACAGAACGCTTCTTGCAATCATCGAGTCAGGAAAGACTATGACAGCTATCGATACTCAGAAGCTTTCAAAACTGACCGGTATCCCGCCAAGTACTCTGTACCAGAGATTAAGTCAGCCGGACAACATCCGAATCAGTGAATTACGAGAAATCCTAAGGGTACTCAAAATCACTGATGAGGAAAAGGCGAAGATTGGTAGGGAAGTGATATGAGAGATTGTAGTTACTGCAAAAAGAGAAACAGATGCATGGAAAGAAGCAGATGTATTCCGTGTGCATCATTTCAGAAAGAAGGTGAGAAAAACGAATCAGATCGATATGATCGACATCCAAAGAAGAACAATCCAGATCATTGATATCAAGAGACAGCCAAGAAGAATTGAGCATGATGACAGAGAAGAAAAAATATCTGCTGTTAAGACCGTAGTTGCGATGGGATTGGTAATCTTCTTAAGTATCGCAACATGGGTTATCTTCGGATATTAAAATAAGCGCCCGGGAAAGACGGCAAATCTTCAGGCGCTTAGGTAATTAACCAACTTAATAATAGCAATTTAAAAAGGAGAAAGCAATGAAAAAAGATAATTTTACCATAACTTTGGATAAGCTGAACGCAATCATTCCAATATTTGCATCAGAGTTTTGTGACATGAATGGTGTCAAAGACGAAGATTTGATTATGAAAGCATCAGCATACAATTTCGCAAACGTAGAACGGTACGTGCGTGGAGATAGAGACGTTGACGAAAAACTTCTTGCAATTAGCACACTTGTTCTGCAATTAGTACAAGAACTGCCATTGTGAAAGGAGAAAGCAATGTTGTTAGAAAAAACACTTGAAGTAAGCGTTTCAAAATTTGAAGAGCTGTGCAAAACAGATGCACGAATGGAAACGCTCAAAGCTTACATCAGTAATGAAGAAAACGGATATATCAAGTTGGACACAGTGAAAGCAATTATCGGACTTCCGGTTAAGCGCGAAGAGCCTTCAGTTTGGGAGCATGAGGAACTGTCCTTTGATGAATTAGGAATCACACAACATAAGATGCATAAGAGACTTGCAGACAATTACAATGCGGAGGAAATGAAAGATGAACGAACTGAAATTTAATGTGGTACAGAGTATTGGAGAAATCACAGCTAACTTTGATGAATTTAAGAACCAGGTGTCACAGGAACTTGAGAAATATAAAAGTAAGGAGTTTACGGAAGATACAAAAAAGGATGCGAAGGAAGACCTCGCAGAGCTGAGAAAGAAAAAGGCAGCAGTAAACGAGAGAAGAATTGAAGTAAAGAAAGAATATATGAAGCCTTATGATGAGTTCGAAGCTAAGGTAAAGGAACTTATCACATTGATTGATGAGCCAATCACACTGATCGATTACAAGGTAAAAGAGTTCGAAGAGAAGCGAATTAATGAACGTAAAGAAGAGATCCTGCTTGCTTATGAAGAAATTGTACCGGAAGAATTGAAAGACTACATTCCATTGGAGCGTATCTACGGAAAGAAGTGGACGAATGCCGGCACAAAAATGAAAGACATTAGAGAAGAACTTACTGGCAAAGTTGCAATCACAAACGCTGATATCACTGCAATCAAAGCCATGAGATCAGAAAAAGAAGAAACTGCTCTCAACTTCTATATGGAAAACAACAATCTGGCATCAGCAATTAAGTACCTTAGTGATTATGAAATTCAGAAAGCAGAGATCCTTAAGAGAAAAGAAGCAGAAGAAGCTGCCAGAAGAGAAAGAGAATTGGAAGCTGAAAAAGAACGCATCCGTCTTGAAGAACGTAGAAGAATTCTCGAAGAAGAGGAAATCAAAAGAAAAGCGGAGAAAGAAACTGTTGAAAAGCTGAAAGAAGTAGATGAGGAACAGGCAAGATTCTTGAGCAGTGAAGAGTCTAAGAAGGTAATTTACACCGTTGTTGCTACAGAAGAGGAACTTAAAGATATTGAACAGGCAATGACAAGCTTTGGTGTTTACTTTGAAAGGAAGGATGTTTGATGGAGATTGGAGAAAAGTTATCCAAACTGCAGCAGGATATGAAAGTCCCCAAAGATCAATATAACAAATTTGGTAAATTCTATTATCGAAATGCGGAGACGATTCTTGCTGAATTTAAGAAATATGAAAAGGATTTAAAGGTCTTTCTGACGCTGAAAGACGAAATTGTGGAAGTTGTTGGGAAGGTGTATATAAAAGCCACAGCAACTTTGGTTGATTGCGAATCAGATGAGGAGATTTCTGTAACTGCTTATGCGAGAGAATCAGAGGAAAAGAAAGGAATGGATGAAGCGCAGATTACTGGGTCAGTATCCAGCTATGCAAGAAAATACGCATTGAATGGTTTGTTTCTTTTGGATGATGTGAAAGATCCTGATTCTGATGAATATGAAAAGCAGAAGAATCAAGACAAGTCTGATCAGAAAGATGGGAAGAGTACAAGCAGCAATATAAAGATTAATCAAAATCATATTAATTCTCTTCGGAGTTTGTTTACTGAAAATGGAATTGATGAAAGTAAAGTACTTGTATTGTATAAAGTGCAGAAAATAGAAGCGCTGACGATTAATCAGTATAAGAATGCTTTTGATCACGTAAAAGAGTTGAAGGAGAGTTGTAGTGCATAAATGAAGTTCACCGGAAAGTTAAAAGAGCCAATTATTGACTTTGCTACACGGAGGCTGACCATTCTATTTGAGCCAAATGAGGACTTTCTTGAGACTTACGAGGAATTGAAAGGCAAAGATGTTTTAAGCCTTGAAATAAAGCCATACAGGAAGAAAAGAAGTCTTGATGCTAATGCTTACTACTGGGTACTACTCACCAAGCTTGCAAAGGTAATGAACACATCTAATGCAGAAATGCATAACTTGATGCTGATTCACTACGGAGAGCCGGAGATCATTGAAGGAAAGCCGATATACATGACAGTACCTGATACGGAAGATGCGGAAAAGAAAGTGATGCAAGCAACAGAATATCATCTGATGCCAACATCACAAGTAAGGCAAGGCTTGGACGGTATCATGTACAGAACGTACAAGTTGTTGAGAGGTTCAAGTACCTACGATACATCAGAGATGGCAAGGCTCATTGATGGACTTATTACAAGTTGCAAAGAAGCAGGACTTTCAGCATCAGAGATTGCCACACCGGATGAAAAGAGATTACTGAAAGAAAGGTATGGCGTGGATATTGGCTAAACGATTGAAAAGTGTGTTCACTGATGATATGGACCACTGTTACTTCACTGGATATCCTTATCCACACATACACCATATCTTTTGTGGCAGCAGAAGAAAGATATCTGAGAGATACGGATTTGTGATTCCCCTTGCACCGTATCTCCATGAATTTCAAAAGGGGAGCGTACATGACAATCCGAATCATGGACTGGACTTGGAGCTTAAGCAGATGGCTCAACGATATTTCGAAGAGCATATAGGCAGCAGAGAAGAGTTCAGAGAGGTATTCGGAAAGTCTTGGCTATAACCGGTATTAACCTAGCGGATAAGGTTGATATATAAACTCCTAATGGCTGACTGAAACAGTATGTCACAATCCTTAATCAGAGCCATGATGATTCATCTCCTCGGCTTGTCCGGGGAGAGAAAGGAGAACAATGCAGACTTACGATATTGACATATTAGATTACATCAGAACCGGGCATGACAGAGCAATTACAAGAGCCGAGCTGTCTGATCTGACCGGTATAGACGATAGAACAATTAGAGACATGATCCATTATGCAAGACGAGATATACCGATTCTCAACATGCAAGATGGAAGAGGGTACTTCGTTCCAGACATGAACATCTTAGAAGAGAGAATGATGCTGATGAAGTACATCAGACAAGAAGAAAGCCGGCTGAAGAGTATCGGCTGGGCACTAAAAACAGCAAGGCGAACAGCCAAGAATTGCAACATGGAGGTAGACACAGATGAACTCAAACCGAAAAGGGAAAGAGGGAGAAAGAGAGTTGGCAAATCTGCTTAAAGACAGATACGGATATGATTGCCGGAGAGGGCAGCAGTTCTGCGGATCCAATGGAGATGCAGATGTAGTCGGTCTTCCTGGCATCCATATTGAGTGCAAGAGGGTAGAGAAGCTTAACATCTATGAAGCTGTGGAACAGTCCATAAACGATGCGAGAGATGGAGAAATGCCTACGGTAATGCATCGGAAGAATCACAAGGATTGGCTGGTCACAATGACAATGGAAGATTGGATGAAATTATATGAAAGGCGATTACATAAAGATTAATCGGTCACTTCTCGAGTGGGGGTGGTACAAAGACAAAAACACTTCCAGATTGTTCATACACATGCTTTTAAAAGCGAACTGGAAGGACGGATTTTTCTTAGGAATTGAGATCAAAAGGGGGTCATTCGTATCTTCTTTAGCCAAATTATCTGAAGAAACTAACCTTTCAGTTAGAGAGATAAGAACAGCAATAAAACACCTAGAATCGACAGGCGAAGTGACAAGCAAAAAATATAACAAATTCAGCGTATTTACGGTAAATAATTACTGTTCGTATCAATCGAGTGACACGCAAAGTGACAAGCAAGTGACAAGCAACCGACAAGCAAGTGACAAGCAAGTGACAACAATAGAAGAAGGGAAGAAAGGAAGAAAGGAAGAATATATAGATACTAACGTATCTATAAAGCAGCATAGCATTCAATCCATCATCGATGCATGGAATCAACTAGAGCCTTACGGAATCAAAATGATTTACCGCATCAACCCGGGTTCTAAGAGATGCACTTCACTGATTGCTTTACTTGAGCAATTCGGAGAAGAGAAAGTGATACAAGCTGTTGATAAGGTCAAACAGAGCGACTTCCTTCAGGGAAAGACAGATACAAGGTTCTCACTGAACTTTGATTGGTTTATCAACCCGGACAACTTCGAAAAAGTTCTTGATGGCAAGTACGCAGAGAAGTTTAAGAAACCAACGAAGAACAATAACAACTTTGAGCGAAGGCAGTATGACATGGATGATCTGGAGAGCAAGCTACTTGGAAGGTGATTAAGAATGGCAGAGATAAAAAGTGGCTGGGCGGTATGCTCAGTCTGTGGAAAAGAATTTGAGATAGTCGGCAACCGGAAGAAGTGTTGTAGCAAGGCTTGCGGAGAAGAAAGAAGCCGGAGACAGTGCTGCGAGAGAGGAAAGGCAAGATACAGAGCCTTGAGTCCTGAACAGAAAAAGGAACTGGCAATGAAACGAAAGCAAGCCAAACCGAAGAAAGTAAAAGGCACAAAAGAACCGAAGTACCGAAACGAATTAGTAAGAGTCGCAGCTGAAGCAAAGCAGCATGGTATGAGCTACGGAGAATATGTTGCGAAAAGCGAAAGGAGAAGAGATGGGAAAAACGATTGATACAGAAACGTTTCTTTCGTGGCTGAACGAAGCCGAGGAAGAATTGAAGAACACAATGGCAGATGAACTGAATCCGGACAGAAAGGACGAAGGGATTCTGCTCACAACAGAGACCGTCAGAAAGTATGTTGAGAAGATGTGCAAGATTGACAATGCTGACAAAGGACATGGCTGGATACCAGTGACAGAAAGACTTCCGGAAGATGAAAGAGATGTACTACTCACACTTGAGTCAACGAATGGTAACGGATACAGAGAGTACAGTGTAGGATGTTACATCCAAGTGTTTGACGAGGACACAGAGAAGCACTGGTTTGACAGACAGTACGGATACCTTGAGTGGGACAGATACTCAAACGGACACGGCGGATGCTCACTGTACAGAGTGGCAGCATGGATGCCGATTCCGAATCTGTACAAGGGATAAAGACCATGAATAGACAAGAGAAAGAGGATCAGGCGCAGATTGAGTACCTGAGACGATGGAAAGAGAAGAAACAGAAGAGAAAGAAGCTGTTAGAAAAACTGAGAAAGAGAGGCACGAAATGAAATACAAAGCAGGAGACAAGGTAAGAGTTAGAAGTGACTTGAAAAATGATGTCAGTTACGGAAGTCAGTGCACTGTGGAAGAAATGATGGACTATAAGGGAAGTGTAGTAACGATTTCGGAAGTGGGCCAAACTTGCTACCAGATTGAAGGAGATGAGGAAGGATGGAGCTGGACAGACGAAATGTTTGAGGGATTGGCAGATGAAGAACTGACAGCAGAAGAGGCAATTAGACTTAGGGGCGAAATATGTGATGGAAGGGATTGCAGTTGTTGCAAGCTGAGTGCCTATAACAATGGCATGGGTATTATCTGTGATGAATTAGAGGCAAAACATCCTGAACGAGCTATCGAAATCCTCAAACAGTACAAGAAAGAACATGAAAAGAAAGAAATTGAAGTTGTTCAGAAAATCTATTGCCTTGTAATAGGCGAAAAAAGAACGGTTGTTCACGAAGAGGAAATTGACAGCAGTGATTCTTGCGAGAAAGTGCTGAAAAGATATTGTGAAGAGCATGAGGGAAAGTTTTTTGCAATATGTGAGAGCAGATATGCGGTAAAGGAGTAAGGTATGAATATTGGAGAAAAAATAGATTACATGATTCAGTGCTTACAGGTGGCGAAAGCAAATGAGGTGAAATGATGGAATCAGAATGCCTTACATGTAAAAAGCATTATTCACAAGGTGGCGATTGTTGGGAGCATAAACGGAATTGTCTCTATTATGACAAAGAACCAAGAGGAAAAATGATGATGACTACATTTTCGTTTGAGATGAGATCTGATGCTGAGAATACGCTCGTTAAACAGGGTGAGAAGCTGATTATTGATGATCCGGGAAAAGAAATCGAAATAACCATTATCAAAATTAATTGGGTAGACATGGGGAATATGGTTTGTAATGTGACTGGAAAGTATCACGAAAATGAAGAACCGATGCACGAAAAAATAAAGAAATTTAGGGTTGTAAGAAAATAAAAACGAAAGGAGCAGGAGATTTGCTGGCCAGTGTAAAAGAGCTCTTTGCTCCGAGAAGAAAATGAAACAGAAGAAAATAAAATGTGAAATCTTTCGAGATTCCATGCAGAATTACAAGAGATATGCAATCCCACCAGCGCAGCTAATCATAGCCGACGTGCCGTACAATGTCGGTAATAACTTTTATGGCAGTAATCCTATGTGGTACAAAGGTGGAGAAAATAAAAACGGTGAAAGCAAACTTGCAAAGAAAGCAGCGTTCAATTCGGATTTTAATTTTAATTTGTATGAGTATTTTCATTTTTGCTCAAAAATGTTAAAGAAAGAACCTAAGAAAGCAGGTAAGCGTGGACGAAGTTCTGACGCACCATGCATGATTGTGTTTTGCAGTTTTGAACAGTTAAGCACATTGATCAGCGCAGCTAAGAAACATGGCTTTGTGAATTACATACCGCTTGTGTTTGTAAAAAACTACAGTCCACAGGTATTGAAAGCGAATATGCGTGTTGTAGGTGCTACGGAATACGCTTTGGTATTATACCGGGGCAAATTACCGAAATTTAGAAATGGCGCACAGTTTGATGAAAACGGAAAAACAATTCGAGGCACAGGGCACATGGTATTTAACTGGTTTAAGTGGGAGAAAGATGGAAAAGAGATACCTAAAATCCATCCAGCTCAGAAGCCAGTAAAATTATTGGAACAACTGATTCAGACATTTACTGATCCTGGAGATGTGGTTATCGACCCATGCTTTGGATCTGGCAGTACACTTCGAGCAGCGAGAAATCTCGGTAGAAGTGCATTTGGTTTTGAGATTGATCGGAATTTTTACAACCGGGCAAAGAATGAAATGCTTGCGGTTGAAGATGAAGTGCAGATGAGTATAGAAGATTTTATTGGAGGTGCGGAATGCTAGATTTTGGATATTACAACACGGATTGTATGGATGGCATGAAAGAATTTCCAGATAAATATTTTGACATCGCCGTTGTAGATCCGCCATATTTTAGCGGACCGGAGAAAAGAGGATTTTACGGGAGACGCATAAGCCCGATTGGAGTTCAAAGAGTATATCAGAAATCTGCAGAATGGACAATTCCAGATAAATCGTATTTTGATGAATTGTTTAGAGTCTCTAAGAATCAGATCGTTTGGGGATGTAACTATTTTGACTATCATTTCCCTCCGGGTAGGATTGTATGGGATAAATGCAATGGCAATACGGATTTTTCAGATTGCGAAATCGCATTCTGCAGTTTCCATGACAGCGTGAGGCTATTTCGGTATATGTGGAACGGAATGTTCCAAGGAAAGAGCATACAGGAGGGGCATATCCAGCAAGGAAACAAGAAAAAGAATGAAAAGCGGATGCATCCTACTCAAAAGCCAGTGATGTTGTACAGATGGTTGTTTGACAGATACACAGAAAGAGGAATGAAATTACTGGACACGCACGTTGGGAGCGCAAGCAGTCTGATAGCAGCGCATGATGCAGGACTGCAGTATGTTGGATTTGAATTGGATAAGCACTATTATGAACTTTCCAAGAAAAGGTTGGAAGAACATACAGCGCAAATGAGTTTAAGTGATTTCGTGGAGGTGACAACAAAATGAAAATCGAATTAAAAGAGATAGACAAAGACACATTGAAAGTTGGAGATTGGGTCGGGATTGCAAGAGAAGTGAGTTACGGATGGGGTTCATCATTCCGGCATAGAAGAATTATTCCGGCGAAAATTATAAAAATCACTCCAAAGAGGACAAAGATAGTATCTGATAAATTTGGAGAACATGATAAATACGAAAAGTTCTATGAGCTGGATGAAAATGCTGCACAGGAAACAATTCTGGCAGAAGCTTTCAAGACATTCAGAGACGGAAAATATGAGCTTGGAGAACTGCGAAGAGATGACCGTATACGAAGTATAAGTGACGAAGATATCCTTGAAGCATCAAAGCTCATGAAAGCAATGATGAAGATTTTGGATAAATACAAGGAGTAGCAATGTTTGAAGAATTATATAAATTCATATCCAGATTGCATTACGGGATAAAGTTCATGCCGGAAAAGGATTTTGACGAGCTTTTATCTCGGTGCGACTGGGAGCAAAAGATGTATGCATTGTGCTTTAGATATTGGTAAACGTGGAGAAAAATCATGAGAGTACCTTGACAATTGAATATTGATGGTTGGAGTGGTATAATTCAGCTATTAAGACTGGAGGGATAGCAATGGATTTAGTAAATGCAATGCAAAATTTAGCAATTGGAATAATTGGTGGCATTTTTTCAAGCGTTATTGTATCGGTTGTAACTTATATTTTGGATGATATCAGAAACGAATTCCAAAAAGCAAGAATCATGTTAAATCCACTGTTATCAATCGAATTTGCTGAAAGAACCAAGAATGTAGGAACGTGGGATTATGTGGAATATGCAAGAAACGGATTCGAAGAAGCGAAAAGAAACTTTGTCGGATATGATGAATTACAATTTAAAACAGAGCTTCGTGATACAATGAAGAGAGCGAATGAAATTTTAAATAAGAAATCCTATAGCGAAGAATGGAATAAAGCGACCGTAGATGATTGCTATAATGAAATTAAAGAAATTGTAGAGGATTTTAAAGAACGGGAGAAACAATTTACAAAAATAATCTTGGAGAGAATGGGGAAAAATAAAATTTTAATTGTAATGTCAATTATAACGATTATAGTTTTAGTATGTGCTTAGACCAACCATCAATATTCGGTGGTTGGTATTTTTTTACGCATTTTTAAGGAGAAAGGAACGAATTATGAGAAAATATACGGTTAAATTGCCGAGAGACATTGAAGTAGATATTTTCGATCTTCCGGAAGATTTTGAAGAGCAGATAAAAGAGTCATTCAATGACTATACAGCAGAAACAGCAGAAGAATATAGATATTGTGACAAGTTAGGATATATTGATTGCTGCGTCAAGTGTCTGAACGGTGGAAAGTGTTCTGACGATATCGTAAACGAAATGGTAGAAGGACGTATTCTTTATGAGTGGAGAGAGAACGGAGAAATCATTGAGGAAGATGATATTTACTGCTTTGAGTTTATGGAAGATTGCTATGACAGAGGAAAAGAAGATGCAAAGCTGTATTCTCACTTCGGCGGTGATGACCATCACATTTACGATCAGATTCAAAAAGTGTTGGTAAAAGTAATTACAATTGTAATGAATTATGAGGACTGATGAAGAAATGGAAAGAGGAACAGTAAATGGGATGCAAGAATTATTGCTTGTATGGACAGAATGCGTGTTGTCTGGAATGTCAGATAAAAGACCAATGCAATATTCAGTGCGATGATATAGACAGCTACGAATATGCAGAGGATTGTCCGGATTATGTGAAGGAGAATGAAGATGAAAATTGTAAAAGGTAAAGAACAGGAATATAAAGACTGGTATGAAAAAAACGATGACCCATATGGTAGAGCGTGTTTTACATATGCTGAAAGATGGGCCGGAATGATGGAAGAGAAGATAGAAGCATCAGAAGAAGACGAAATGAAAGTTATTGTTGATAATGCAAAGCAGCTGAGCTATGAAGCGGATAAAGAAGGAATTACAGGATTTATGTACGGAGCAGCTGTCAGTATTCTTTCTCAATACTGGGAATACGGAGAATGTCTAAGAAAATGGCACAACAAAGATTATGGATATGACGGTAACGGCGTTGTAAATCCGGCAGTTATAACTGTTTAGTTGGAAAGGATAGCGAAGATGAATGGTAAAGACTTTATAAGAGCGCTTGAAGAAGCCATGCTAAAAATAGAGCTGTCAAATAAACACATTTTATATATGCATCCTGAAGATATCGCAATACTTGATTTGGACAAGGTGAGCAACGCTATATATCTTGTTGAAGAAAGAAGATTGGAACATGGGAAAGTAATAGCGATTACAGATGAAGAATTTAAAAAGATTGTATGGGATGCAATCAAAAACAATAAAGTGAAGTATCACAGAGGAAGAAAAAAATGAGACTAAAACCAGTAGTAAAGGCAAGTGAGTTTGTGAGATTCGGATTCAAGCCTTGCCGAGGACTTCCGAAAAGCGCAGAGAGTTACTATCTCTGCGTGAAGAACGGACACAGAGTGATGTTTGTGGACAGTAAGCATTTTACTGAAACTGAGTGGCCGATCAAAGATGCAAGGATCCACAAGAATCCAAACTGTAAATTCAGCGACAAGCGAACAGCAACCGAGATTGAGTGTGAATTGGTTGTGAATGGCTTGCTGGAAGAGGTGAGGGAATGAAAGAGAGATTAACAACATACCACTGTGGAAAAGCAGTAATTAAAGACAAGAACAAGCTGTCAGAAGCTATTGAGAAGTTAGCTGAGTTTGAGGAAAAAGAAAAATGTGGAGAATGGATTGACGCTATCGAACTTGCGAAAATTGCTATTGCGCTGCAAAGTCAGAAGTGGATTCCAGTGAGTGAGAGGTTGCCGGAGGATAACACGGATGTAATTGTATGTTTTTACAGCGGAATAGTAACAGAAATGAGATATTGGGAAAATGGAAACTTTCAAGGAATCTATGAACATACGACAAAATCAATTGTTGCCTGGATGCCACTACCGAAGCCGTACAAAGGAGAATGATTATGAGCAGATTAATTGATGCGGATAAGCTGATACTCCACTTGAATGATTATGCTCTGCAAGAAGCTCCGTTCGGATACAATGACAGTAAGTGTCAGAAAGAAATCTACGAGACAATACAAGAGTGCATGAAAGCAGTAGAGGAACAACCGACAGCGTTTGATGTGGAGAAAGTTGTAAGAGAGCTTAGAAATTTGAAAATGCGTTATTACCTAACCGTAGCAAACACTGGTGATACAGATAATGATTATGCTTATATGAATATCGCAAACGCCATTGATAACGCTATCGACATTGTGAAACGAGGTGAAAGAGATGAGAAATAAAGAAAAATATGCAAGAGAGCTTGCGGAGCTTGCGTGTAATGAACCTAATATTGCAGTATCTAAAGCTACCGGGAATCCAATCAATTGCAATATTATCAAATGTGATTGCTGTGCGTTGTATAAAGGTGGTACATATAATGATGACACGTGTTGTGGAGCATTAAAAAAATGGGCAGAATCCGAATACATCGAAAAGCCAGTGATAGTGATAAGCAAAAAGGACAGAGCTTTTTTGGAATATCTTAAAGAAGAATTCAAATACATCGTAAGAGATAAAGATGGTACTTTATTTACATATAAAGACGGTCTTACTAATTGGTTTAGTTTAAATCGCCGTTTTGATGTAGACTTTCCAATGGTCAAATGGGAAGGCAATGAAGAGATATGGTTAATCGAGGACTTGAAGAAGCTGGAAGTGGTTGACAGTTATGAATAGAGAAATACTTTTCAGAGCGAAACATATTCATGTAACTTCAGGTAATGAGCATCTCAACGGAACATGGGTACATGGCTATCTTAGTGACGAGAATTATATTTACGATAAAAGTCTTGAGGGTGAATTTCTGATTGATGAAAATACGATTTGCCGATATGTGAATTTGACTGATTTAAAAGGCGAGGAAATATGGGAAAACGACATTTTGATGTGTCATGGTAATCCGGATGATCTTGTAAAAGCTGTATTCGGAGAGTTTAACGTCATAGAAGTGGAAAGTGAAGAAGTAATAGACAGTGTAATTGGATGGCATTATGAAGTGATTCCAACGGATGAATTAAGTAAATGCGAGCCGTTCTGTTATTCAATGCCACTTACGGACACGTATATCAAGTTAAATGAGATGGAAGTTGTCGGCAACGTATTTGACAACCCGGAATTATTGGAGAAAGCGAAAGGAGATAAATAACAATGGCAAAGATATTTAAGGTAAGTGGATATTTTGTGGATGCAGATGGCGTGGTTGATAAAGAAAAATTTGAGGGCAAATTGGAATCGCTTGAAGATTTATTTTCGCATCATCTTCATGTGGAAGAAGCTGACATTGGAAAGTGGAACGACGAAAGCCCTTTGAATTACGACAACTGTGACCTTGCAGATTGTGAGAAATATTTCAAGAGAAAAGTTCCAGTAGACAATGATAGAAATGTTATTGCAGGACAGATCTACAAGCATTTCAAAGGACATACAGTTAAAGTTCTACATATCAGCCAGGACACAGAATCACCAGGGCAGTTCTATGTGGTTTATGAATGTGAGGACGGAGCCGTTTGGAGCAGACCTTACGGAATGTTCATGAGCGAGGTCGACCGAAAGAAATATCCGGATGTGAAGCAGAAATACAGATTTGAGTTAATGGAGTGATGAACAGTGAAAAGAAGTACAGACAGAAGAAGATGCCCGGCAGAGATTAAAGCAAATCTGCAAAAGCATTATGGTGGAATGGCAGAAAGACCGGTAGACAAGAAAGCAAGCGAAGAGTTTAACCGTCCGGCATATCAAGCAAGGAACCTGATAAGAACACAAGGCGAGTATTTACAAGAAAATCCGAACGAATGACTGACAAGAGTTGGGATAGATATAAAAGCATGCGTGGGAGGTGGATACCATTGAGCGTAAGAGAAACATATCTGAGTGATTACGGCATCACTCATGAGCAAGGGAAGAAGATTATTGACTACTGCCGGAAAGCCACTGGATATGAGCAAATCCTTCTTCTTCAAAGCTGCCAGAACGTAAAGCCGGAGATAGCAAAGTTCCTCTTTATCAATCTGACAACAGGACTTGGATACGATAATATCTGCAAGAGAGAATACATCCCTATGCAGCGGAAAGACTTTCAAGGATACAGACGAAAGGTGATTGAAGAGTACAACAGATTAATGACATTACTTGGAAGAAGTATATTGTAAATAGTTGAAAAAGTTACAAATTACTTTTATATTAGTATAATAAATCTAAGGAGGAAAAGCATGGTGTATCATTACGTAATGTTACATCATGCTTATATTGTAAGCGATTATGAAAAAGAAAAATTGGTTGATGCCATGCATAATAGGATTGATATTTATTGTAGGATTGATTGTATCTTGGCTTGTAGCTGAAAATGGTTTCCCGAGCGCAATAAATAAAGCAAGCTGGTTGGGATTTTTTGGAAGTTATATAGGCAGTGGGATGGGAGCAGTAGCAACTGTACTTGGAGTTAAATGGACATTTCAATTACAGCAAGAAAAAGATAGAAAAGATTATGAGATTCAGAAACAAGAATTGAAAGATCAGGTTGAACTCAACAGACGCGAAGCAGTAAAACCCTATTTTGTTATTAAAAAAGTTCACAAAACAGAATTTGAAAATAGTGAAGATGCAGCGAAAAAAGGATGCAATTTAATATTGTTAGAACATGAAAAGGTTTATTCAGACAACGATTATGTGTTGCAAATAAAAAATATTGGACGAGGGCCGGCATTAAAAGTTAAGATGAATATAGAAGGAAAAAAACGTGGCTGGATTATAAGTGAAGCGATAGAAGAGGGGGATTATGAATTTATTGACATTGCGTCTGGAATAAATGTAGAGGATGAGAGCATTGCAGCGAAGCGTTATGTAGGGGAGAAAAAAGCAGAATTGAGATTTCAGGACTTATATGGGAACAGGTATACATATCAACTTATTATGAATGAGGTATTGGCAACCAAAGATGGTGGTCCGTATAAGTTATGTATAGAACTTAAAGATTGGAACATGGAACAAGAAGATATTAATTTGTAAGATGGGTACAACACAAAATCCTCACACAGTTACAATAGTCATATAGACTATAGAATGTGTGAGGATTTTTCTATGTATAGAAGTACACAGAACTACGAGAATCAACAGAAGATGCTGTTTGATGGTGTTGGCGAATATGGAATTCCACAGATAGAATCTACATCATACAATCCATGCGAATTCCTATCATTCAACTATGCGAAAAGCTGTAAGGATAGAGCAGATCATGGAATCCATTTCTTTATTGACGATTACCAGTTTAACAGATTATGGACGCAGCCAGATACTTACATCAACATGTTACAGGACTTCAAGTGTGTAATGAGTCCGGACTTTAGCACGTATACAGATTTCCCTAAAGCATTACAGTTGTATAACCATTTTAGAAAGCACTGGATTGGTGCTTATATGCAGATGAACGGGATTGATGTGATACCTACAATCAGTTGGAGTGATAAAGAATCATTCTCTTGGTGCTTTGACGGAGAGCCGGTGGGCGGAGTTGTTGCGGTATCCAGTGTTGGTGTGATGAACAGCAAAGAGAGAAAGAAACTCTTTCTTGATGGATACAATGAAATGATGTCAAGGCTTCAGCCGGAAACAATCATCTTTTACGGAATGATTCCGGATGAGTGCCAGGGCAACATAGTAAAGATTAAATCGTTTGGAGAATCACTGACGGAAAGGAAGAAAAATGGGCGGTAGAGGATCAAGTAGTGGAATCGGTGGGCCACTCCTTACAAAGAAACAAGAAAGAAAAATAGAAGATAATGCACAGCACAACGATGCAAAGATAAGCGGTCTTCGACTTGGAGCAAAATATTATGAATACACAGATGTAAACGGAAAGTCACACAAAGGAGAGACAGGAGCAAATAGTATAGGTGGAACGTATAGATCATCTTATAGTGAAGAAGTGGCAAAATATTCAAAAAAGAAAACATCTGAATTAGAGAAAGAAAAGTCCGAATTAAAGAACAAATCGAATGATGCGTATCAGAAGTTTGCAAGAATTGCAGCGAGTAAAAGTTCTTCGCAAGTTGCCGACTTTGCTGATGCAGATCATAAAATAAAGATAATAAATCAAATTTTGAGAAGAAGAAAGAAGAAGTGATTAAATGGGTGGCAGAGGAAGCGTGAGTTCCATTGGGGGCGAACCAGTCTCCAAAATGGGTGCAAAAATATTTTATAATGCAGCAAAGAAAAGTGATGCGTTACGAGGAAGTGGAACGGTAAAGAAAGACAGTAAACTTGAAAGAGCTGCACAGAGTGGTCAGCTTGACTTTATCAATAAGATTGACGGAGTGAAAGAAGCTACACGTGTTGATCATTATTATACTGACCGTGTAAATGAGTTAAAAAGGCAGATTGTAAAACTTGGAAGCGCAGATGCATTGTACAAAAATCAGAAACTCGCAAGAGAATATAAAAATATGCTAACAGCAAAAAAAAGATTGCGGACAAGATGCATGAATATTCCAAACCACCTGAAAAAGGAAATACAGATGCGTATTATGATCCAAACAGAACCACCACCACTTATGATAGAGCTAGAAAGAGACGGACAGAGAATTTCTTTGCATGGTGGAACGGAAGCGGAAAGAAATAATTAATTATGGGTACAACAAAAAGATTTCGTTTAGGTACAATGATATAAGAGACATTGTATCATGTGGAATCTTTTTTTGATTGGGAGGGATAGAAAGGTGAATCTCAATGGGATATCCAAGAAGCTACAAAGAGCAATATTACAGACAGGCTTAATCATCAAGTACAGCCAAAGGCAATTCTATTCAGCTGAACAGAACAGACTCATTAACATCTATATATTATCTACTCCGGCACTAGGAAGAGACAGGCATGGAGAATGGAAAGAGAAAGATCTGGAACTGATCAGAACAACATCACAGCTTGAGATAGTGAATTGTCTGAAAGATATATGGGATGAGGTGAGGTCTTGAGGATTGCTAATAGAGAAATAACAGATGAATGCACGCACTGTGGGAGCATCTTGCAGTGTGAACTATTCCGTCAAGGACATGGGATACATACAGAGAGGACGAATGTACTACAGATGATTAAGTGTCAAATGGAACACAGGGAGAAAAGAGACAGTAAAGAAAAGGGTGGTGGTTAAATGTGCCTAAGGATAAGCTAACACCTAAGCAGAAAAAGTTCTGTGATGAGTACCTGAAACTTGGGAACGCAACACAGGCAGCAAAGAATGCCGGATATAGTGAAAAGACAGCATATAGAACTGGAGCTGATAACCTCAAAGTTCCTCATATTTTGGACTATATCAACGCTAGACAGGAGCAAATCGCAAGTAAAGACATAGCAGATATTGAGGAAATCATGAAGTATCTAACTGATGTCATGCGAGGAAAAATCAAAGATCAGTTCGACCTAGACGCATCATTGTCTGAACGAACCAAAGCAGCACAGGAACTTCTGAAACGTAACGTTGACGATAGGAAGATGAACCTTGAGCTTGCAAAACTGGAAGCACAGTTCAAAGACAATGGATCTGATGAAGATGCAAAAGACAACTTCATGGATGCACTGAATTCCACAGCGAGTGAGGTGTGGACAGATGATGAATAACTTTGAGGAGAGATTAGCTTCCGTCCGGCAAGGAATCATGAAACACGCTGCTGCCATGAAAGAAAAAGCCAAGAAGCAAGGATTTGAGTTTAAGCCATTCTCGAAGAAACAAAAGCAAGTGCTGACATGGTGGTGCGATAGTAGTCCAGTAAAGGACAAAGATGGAATCATAGCGGACGGAGCAATCCGAAGTGGTAAGACGCTGTGTATGTCATTGTCCTACGTCTTGTGGGCAATGGCTACATTCAATCAACAGAACTTCGGTATGGCTGGAAAGACAATCGGATCATTCCGAAGAAACGTACTCTTCTGGCTCAAGTTGATGCTCAAGAGCCGAGGATATTCCGTAGTGGATCATCGGTCAGATAATCTGATCGTGGTAAGCAAGGGAGATGTACAAAACTTCTTCTACATCTTCGGTGGTAAGGATGAAAGGTCACAGGATCTGATACAGGGTATCACTCTTGCCGGTATGTTTTTTGACGAGGTGGCATTGATGCCGGAGTCGTTTGTGAACCAGGCAACAGGACGATGCTCAGTTACCGGTTCGAAGTTTTGGTTCAACTGCAATCCGAACTCTCCTCGACACTGGTTCAAGGTCAATTGGATTGATAAGTGTGACGAGAAGCACATCATCTATTTGCATTTCACGATGGACGATAACCTCTCACTGTCTGAGCAGATTAAGGAAAGATACCGGAGCATGTATGTAGGTGTCTTCTTTAAGCGGTATATCTTAGGACTGTGGTGTGTGGCTGAAGGACTTGTCTATTCCATGTTCGATGAAGAAAAGCATGTCACTGATGAACACATGAGTGGTGCACTGGAATATATCGTGTCAATCGACTACGGTACGGTTAATCCATTCTCAGCCGGTCTGTGGGCATTCGATGGGAAGAACTCACAGCGTGAAGCAGAATTGTATTACAACAGTAGAGAAGCCGGCAAGCGTGTAGATGATGAAGCCTATTACAAGATGCTGAAAGAACTGATCGGAGACAGAAAGGTATCGTGTATCATCATAGATCCATCTGCTGCATCGTTCATTGAGGTAATCAAGAAGTACGGAGAATACACCGTGAAGAAAGCCGACAATGATGTACTGGACGGAATCCGAGTAGTCACAACGATGCTGAATAAAGGACTCCTAAAGATATATAAGGATTGTACAAGCTGTATCAATGAGTTTGGATTATATTGTTGGGATGAGAAAAAGAACAATGATACGGTTATCAAAGAGAATGACCATGCGATGGACGATACAAGATATTATGTCTACACATTCTTGCGTAGAAGATTGAGGTGGAAATATTGATTAAAGCAAGGTATTACGTTAGAGAAACAGATCTAGGCTTTGTTATACAGGATGTGAACAAGGCACTTCCGCTACCTTTCACCTTTATGTCAAAGAATCGAGCACTTTCGAAATGCTATGAATTTAATAAAAATGGTCCGCAATCTGTAAGAGAATTTTATTACATTGCACACGTTGCCGGAAAAGGAATAAGCAAGTCTTACAAAGAGTGGGTGGAAAAGAACAAAAAAATGTTTGAATAGGTGTGGAACAATGAGACTAATACAAAAAATTAAGGCGGTATTTAACAGAATGTTTGGAGTAAACGAAGTAAGAGATATATTTAGAATTGAGGTTAGTCGCTCTTCTGAAATGCAGACTGCCTTAGATTTGTATAAGGGTATGAGGTCAGGATTGCCTACTTGGTGCATGGATAAAACAATCAAACCGACAAGGTTCTCTAATGTCATTTGCCGGGAGATTGCCAATCTTACACTGTTCAATGTCAATGTTGAGATTGATGGTAACGATGCGCTCAAGAAGAAATTTGATGAAGTGTTGAACGCGTTACAGGAGAAACAGGAAGAGAGCTGTTCTACTTGCGGAATGATGATTAAGTCAGACGGACAGGGAATTGAGTTCCTGGATCCGGACTACTTCATCATCACAGACACCAATACCAACGGTGATGTACTTGCAGCAGTGTTCTTCTCGTACATCAAAAAGGGAAACAGGTACTACACAAAAGCAGAATATCACAGATTTGAGGATGTGAATGGTGAAAGAGTCTATAAGATTTCATCAAAAGCATTCAAGAGTGAAGATAAGAACCGTATCGGCTCGGAAATCTCATTGGAAAAAGTAGATGAGTGGAAAGACATACTTCCGGAAGTGGAAGTAAGAGGATTGGAATATCCATTATTCGTATACTGGAGAAATCCTTATGCGAATGCAATCGACAAGGAGTCTCCTCTTACTGTACCGGTATTCGCTGAATGTACCGAAGAGTTGAGATGGCTTGATATTGCACTCAATAAGATGGGCGATGAACAGGAAGACAGCCAGCATGTTACCTTTGTATCACAGTCAGCAATCCAGTATGCTAATCAGAACGGAATCAAGCTCCCTCGATTCATGCAAGGACTTGAAATGGGAGTGGATGCAGACGGTACGATTCAAGAACATGTACCGACAATACTGGTAGCTGAAAGAACTGCTGCCATCAACTTCTATCTGTCTATCATCGGATACAAGTGTGGATTCTCAAATGGTTACTTCTCATTCGACGAAGCTAGAGGAATCCAGACAGCGACGCAAGTGGAATCAGACGATAGAAGAACACTGCACACGATCCAGTCCTTCCGTACAATCTTAGATGGAAAGAATCATGATGGAGTTATCCATAGAATCTTGTATATTCTCTACGCTACAGGAACAGCGAATGGAACAATTCCGGCTTCCGGATATCAGACAGCTTGTGAGTTTGAAGACCTTGTGTACAACCTTGAAGATGATCGTGCACGTTGGTGGAACTATGTAGTACAGGGAAAAGTACCGGCATGGATGTACTTCGTGAAGTTTGAAGGGATGACAGAGCCAGAAGCGAAAGCAATGATTGAAGAAGCCAGTGACAAAGGCGAAACTCTCTTTGATAAATTCCAAGATGAGTAAATTATGGGGACAATGAAAGCAAGCGAATACGGTACTATGTACTTGAGGACGAAAAGTTCATTCGTTTTTCATTCCTTGACAGTGCAATGTACAGCACTATAAATATTGCTACTAACCGTCAGATGGCGGTTAAGGCTTGTTCCTTAGTAGGACGCAGACTCGGAGCATAACCGGGACAGGCCTATTCCCGGTTTCTTGTCATCTCCCCGGGAACACCTAAAATAATGCATCGAGTGGTTTTTCTTGGTTCACGCTCGATGCTTAAGCTATCATAGCTCAAATGGATAGAGCAGTTGATTACGAATCAACAGGTTTTCGGTTCGAATCCGAACGATAGCTTTCTCCGGAACTCGGAGAGAGATCTTTTTCATAACAAATTTTTCCTTACTACAGTGTAGTTGGAAGCCGTATAGCTTAATGGTAAAGCGGTGTTACTCCCCCTTACGCAGATTAAGGTTCGAATCCTTATACGGCTATTTTCAAATATGATTACCTCGGTGAAGAGTGATTTTTCAGTCATGCCGAGATGCAATGGTAACGAGATAGGCTTGTTCGAGATATTGGATAAGCTGATTCTTTCCACTGGGAGTGATTTTGGTGGTGGAGATGGAAACCGTCAACAATGCCTTGCAGTGTATCATCATAGAGAAGTCAAATGCAGAATCCTTGTGGTCAGTGATTAATAGACGTCTGCGGTGCAGAAATAATCCAGTGATGTGAGTGGTGTGAGAGACTACGGACTAACTGGAAATTCTCAACAAGCTGATTTGCCTTGAATCTGAGAGATCGGAGTATAACACAAGAGGTTCGTTAAAGTAGCGGTATGGCAAGTTGATGAAAATAAAGCGAATAGGTGTAAGATGCAACTATGATATTCTGAAAGAACCGTGAAATTTGTGGGCATCAATCCCATGTGTGCTTAGACAGTGGTAGGAAGCCAAGAGTCGCTCTCGGAAGCTCAGACCTATCATCACAGTGGCAGAATATGACTTTTACCATGATTGAATAAGGTGAAGACCTAATTGTGTTTGAAAAAATATAACAGACGGATTTTAGCTGCGGAGTTCCGTCAAAGATTTAATATTCACATTTTTTGCACGATAGTCACAGTGTTTATTATTTTCTTCGTACTGTCTAAAGAACCGTAGCAGAGGTGGTTTGATTACTGTCCACCTGCTAACGGAACGTAGCTCAGTGGTAGAGCAACTGGCTTATATCCAGCGTGTCGGAGGTTCGATACCTCCCGTTCCGATTTTCAGGAAAGAAAGGAGACTGTAAGATGTTTACAATGCCGATCTTCCCACGTTACAAGGAAGAAAAAAGAACAATAATCACTTCGATTACGCAGTACGTGATGTTTCGGATAAGGATTCTAGGCAGTTATGCGACATGCTTTACTGCATTACCAATCGGAGTATCTAAGACGGGAGATATAATTGTTAAGTATGAGCATGAGTATAAGGAAAGATACTTGCCGGAAGAGACACATGGAATCTCGCTACCATCCGTAGTAACCGGAGAAAACTGCTTACCGCTTTGTGGTGATGAACTGTACGATAATGCGGAAGAGCAGAATCGAGAAGAATTCAATTATTTCGTAAATCACGTTATTGGCGAATACAAGAAAAAGAACAACGTAATTGGGAATATTGATTATGAAATTGAAAAATACGAACTTGAGCTAGAACGGAAATATGAAATAGGAGAAGAAACATATATGGTTCCAATGATGAAATGAAAGGAGAATGAACGATGACATTTAAAGAAGCATTAAAAGCAATGAAACGTGGAGCAAAGGTGAGACTTCCTGGTTGGTTATCTTATTATTGGTACTGGGATGAGGAAAAAGAGACGGTTATGACGCATAGTAAGCCGTTGATCGCTGAAGGCGAAGAAAATGAAACTGATATTAAAGACGAGAGAGTCGGGAGAGTTTTTGACGATATGCTAAGAGAGGACTGGATGATTGCAAACGAAGAAAATTGTCCGATACTCTGTGACAAAGCAGTATTTTCATTTGGTGACGCTATTACATATCTGAAAAAAGGGCGTAAAGTGGCACGTAAAGGTTGGAATGGTAAGAAGCAGTACATTCAGCTTGCTACTGGGATTTCTTACAAGACAGCAGATGGAGAAATTGTAAACTGTGAACATGATGCTATCGGAAACATGGCTATTGCATTTGTCGGAACATCAGGAGTACAGATGGGATGGCTTGCAAGTCAAGCAGATATGCTTGCTGAAGATTGGATGTTTGCAGAGTAGGAGGATTAATCATGAAGAAAGCAATGTTAAGTCAGCCAATGGCTGGAAAGACAGATGAAGAAATCGTAGCAACAAGAGAGAAAGCAATTAAGGTTCTTGAAGAAAAAGGATATGAGATTGTAAATACTCTCTTTACAGATGAATGGTATAGCAATGAATCTATGAAAGAACGCGGAGTAGTTCAGATTCCGTTATGCTTCCTCGCTAAGTCTCTTGAAAATATGTCTCTGTGTCATGCAGCATATTTCTGTAAAGGCTGGGAGAACGCGAGAGGTTGTAAGATTGAACATGATGCTGCTGTTGCTTATGGATTGGATATTATTTATGAGGAGTAGAAAATTATGAAAGATTATATAGAAGTAAATGAAACGAAATGCGATGAAGTACGCAACTGTATGTGCACAAAAGAAGTTAATGGAAAGACATATTGCCGTGGCTGCGGAAATGTTCAGCCAGAACAGGAGGCTTAATCATGATTATCACAGGAATGGATCACTTTCAGAGTGTATGTAAAAAAGAAACTTGTTGAATGGTATCGGAAGAACAGACCAGAGACACCTATTGATTTAAGCAATGTATTTATCGTTTGGTCATGCAAGACTTTGCAGAATTATAAATGCCTTGCATCTACTACGGTCAGCGGAGATGGCATCTATGCCGAGTACACTTACAATGGTGACAAACAGGAGTTGTATGAAGATGTGTACAAGAAGCGGACAAACACTTGTTATACTGAGGAATAAACAAGGCGGTGACAATATGGCGGTATCAACTATGAATATTCTTATCATTTGCGTAACAATTTTGCTTTTTGCAATCATTACAAAGGATGATAAAAATGACAAAGATGGTGAAGAATAATGCTAACACCTGAATATTTACAAAGAATAACAGAAGGGGCGGAGGAGATATCTTCGTCCCTTCATCGCACTATTATGGACATGATTATCGAGAGAATCATGAAGAGACTCGGCAGAGGTGAGGACTATCTGCTGACACAGACAGACCGATGGCAGATACAAGTGCTTCAAGAGTCTGGTGAACTGTTAGAGGATATCCAGAAGGAAATAGCGGACAAGACAAAGTTGCAGAAGAAAGAGATTAAGGATGCATTTGTCGATGCTGGTATCAATACTCTGAAATGGGATGATGCTGTGTATATTGCAGCCGGACTCACTCCAACAGCACTGATGCAATCTCCAACCATGCTCAGGATCCTTGAAAGAGATTACCTTGCTACTGCCGGAGAATGGAATAACTTCACACGGACTACAGCACTGGATGCACAGAGGACTTTTATCAATCAGATGGACAATGCATATCATCTTGTGTCTACCGGTGCAGCATCGTACACACAAGCAGTCAGAGATGTGATTAACAACATCACAGAAGTCGGACTCAAAGTGAACTATCCTACTGGGTACAGAATGAGCATTGAGTCAGCAACGATGATGATCGTGAGGACAGGAGTGGGACAAGCAGCTGCCGACATCTCCATGAAGAGAATGGAAGAAATGAACTGGGATACCGTTCTTGTGTCTGCTCACTTAGGAGCACGTACTGGTAATGGTGGAATGAATCCAGGTAATCACTTGTGGTGGCAAGGTCGATTCTACTCACGAAGTGGAAAGGATAAGAGATTCCCAGACTTCGTTAAGACCACAGGATTCGGAACTGGCGAAGGACTCTGCGGATGGAACTGCCGGCACTCTTTCGGAAGTGGAGATGGAGTGAACAATCCTTACGAGGATAAGAAAATTAACTTTGCCGATAACCATAAGGTTGAGGAATTGCAGAAGAAACAGAGAGTGCAGGAGCGTAGGATCCGTGACACCAAGCGGAAGATACAGAACTTACAGACCGCTGTGGATAACTGTAAGGATGATAAGGCGAGGTTTGAACTACAGAATATTCTAGACCGCAAGGCTCACACACTGAAGCTTCAGAACAAGCGGTATAGCACCTTCTGCGAAGAGAATGACTTAAGAGAGTACGCTGAACGCTTAAAGGTTGCTCAATGGGATAGAAAGCAAGCTATGAAGAGTGCAGCTGCTGCAAGAAGATACGAAAGTGCGAAAAAAGGCTAAAGATGGGTACAAAGAAATCGTTGAAATCATTCATAATGGTATGTGGAGATACATTTTTCTTCCTTTTGTGTGAATACCTACTAGGGGAATCCTGTTAAGAAGCGGTCACGCGCTTCGGTAGGTTTTGCTCTGTAATGAGCTAAGGACGGATGTGAATCTGCCTTTCTATAGCATCTGTTCTTACGTGGTATCGGTTTTGGAGGGTTCAACTCCCTCGACCACGATTACCCTGACAGAGGTTTATCTGTCTAAATCCCTACCGTGGACGAAACGGTTAATAAGATACGTTGAGGAGGATACGCAACATGAAAAACATTTTACAGATTCTTTCTGATGCTGGTCTTGAGATTACAGATGAGCAGAAGAATACAATCGAAACCAGTGTGAATGAGAATTACAAGACTCTTGCCGAGTTTGAGAAACAGGGAAGAAAGCTTGATACGGTCACACAGGAAAGAGATACTTACAAATCACAGTATGACACAGCCAAGTCTACTCTTGAAGGTTTTGAAGGCAAAGACTTTGACGCTATCACAAAGGAACGTGATGAGTGGAAAGTTAAAGCTGAATCAGCCGAAAATGAGTGGAAAACAAAGCTTGCAGAAAGCGAAAAAGATTATGCTGCAAAGATCGAAGAGAGAGACTTCAACGATGCTCTTGTGAAAGCACTGGCAGGTGAGAAATTTACATCTGAGTTTGCTAAGACAGGAATTATCAGCATGATCAAAGAAAAAGGGCTGAAACGTGAAGGTGAAAAAATCCTCGGACTCGATGATTATATGACAGAGCTGAGAGAATCACAGAAGGATGCATTCGCACAGACAGATGCACCGGCTGCACCAACATTCACGGTACCAACTACAAAGGGCGGAGAGTCAAGTAAGACTCCTGTGTACACACCACCTACTGTGTGGTAGTCATGCTATAGCACGGTTATCAATTCGAGATAATCGTTGACCTTAAACAGTTAAAGGAGATACGAACATGGCAGATACAAGAATTACGTCATTAAACACACTTCTCGATCCTTCTGGAAAGATGTTCCTTGCTGAGGAATATGGAAAAGTTATCGAGAACGTACAGAAACTTACAATTTCCGGAAAGATGAAAAACACAGAACTTTCCGGTGATCCACATGCCGGAACAGTAGAAGCAAAGAGATTTGCAAACGCTACACCAAAGGACTACGGAACAGCTAGAACAGCAGCCAAAGGTGATGGTGTAAAGGGTAAACCGGTAACAATTCCGATTGATCAGGATAGAGAGATCGTAGAAGAAGTAGAGCAGAAAGATGTATCTCTTCTTGGAGTTGAAGGACTTATTGCTAAGAGAACAGCAAACCATGCTCTTAGAATGGCAGCTGAGCTTGATACTAAGTTTTTCGAGGTTGCTGGAACAGATGCTACAGAAGTAGATCTGACAGGAATCACAGCTATCGAAGAGATTGCAGAGAAAATGATTCAGCAGTGCGAGATTACAAAGAATGAGTACGTGGACGGAGTACCGAGAGCAATGATGCACATGGTTCTTGATCCGGACTACTACGGAAAAATCAGAACATACCTTGATAAGGTTACAGTACCTGGTGTAGGTGCAGCAGACGAGGAGTTCTACGCTTTCCACGGTGTTAAGACATACTCATGCGTACATCTTCCACAGGATGTGAAAGCACTTGTTATGGTTGACGGTGCAGTAGCACAGCCGGTAATGGCAGATCCATACGACGCTGAGAAGATTCCGCTGTCAAACGCTTACGGAATCGAGCTGTTCTATCACTTCGGAACTAAGTCTGTAACACCGGACCTTATTTTCAAGAATAAGAAAATTGGTGGTTGATAAGAATGAAATTCCTGGATAAAGAGACAGGATTGTACCTTTCTACTGGTAATGCCGAGAGTATTGCCAGTATGAAAAGCAATCCACAGAAGTATGAAGAAGTAAATGACAAGCCACAGCGAAAGCCGAAAAAGGCAGCAAGCAAAGAAGAGTAAGGAGATCAGACATGGCATACACAGATTATCAGTTCTATACAACTAAATATTTTGGAGATGCCGTGACAGAGGAAGAGTTTCCTAAGTATGCAGAGCGAGCAAGCGAGCGTGTGGACAGCATCACTTTTGACAGATTAGTCGATGGTCTTCCGGAGAATGAAAGAGCTAATACAAAGGTACAGAAGGCTGTCTGTGCGGTCGCAGAAGCACTGCATCAGATTGACTCGATCAGAAAAGCGTCAATGGATACGGTCGGAGTGGTAAAGCACGAAGACGGTACTGTGAGCAAGAAACAAGTAGCATCTATTACGTCAGGTGCTGAAAGTATAAGTTTCGTTACTGGGACTAGCGGAACAGCAGACAGCATCTATGCACGAGCGTCAATGGATAAGAAAGTGGAAGCTATTCTGATTCGACAGGTGGCTTCTGAGTATCTGCAAGGAGTTGTAGATAAGAAAGGAGTGTGCCTGCTCTATGCTGGTGTTTAGATGGCTTAAGCGGTTAATGTGCCGACATGAAAAATTGACATATTCTTCAACTTTCCTCGATGAGGTCGGATACCATGAGTACAAGACACATCATGTATGGAAGTGCAAGGAATGTGGAAAAGAATTCTATTAAGGAGGGGATACCGATGTATGACAAGACTGTGACTGTATTCAACAAATACATTGACAAGAATGATGCCATATATTGGTATCCTCATGTTATATCCGGAGTCACACTTATTACGGATAAGGCAGCCAATATTGCCAAAACTGGTTTGGATACGGCTGATACAGCTAATCTTCATGTACCGTTTAAGGTGCGTGAAGGAGAAAGGATAGTGTGCAATCTTTCCTATCTCACTCCGAAAGTGTGGAAAACTACGGAAAACAAAGAGGGTTCAATCACATTCTCAACAGGTGACATCTTCTTGGAAGGTGAATATCCGGAAATGGTAATTGCCGATGAAGACTATACGTCACGCACAAACAAAGGATTCTACGATTATTTGAATAAGAAGATGGACAATGTGTTCCTAATCACAAGCGTAGGTTCTTACACACTGATTCCTCATTTTGAGATTGGGGGAAAGTAATATGGCAAGCAAGACATTTCATTTTCCTAGCTTCTCAATCGTAAAAGGTGATATCAAAGTAAATGTCAGCTTGAACCGATTTGAAAAGCAGTTCCAGGAAGCACAATACTGGCTAGACGGTCAAGTGTTTACGGACATGGAAAAGTATATGCCGTTTCGTGACGGTAACATGAGAAACGTGTCTGCGATTATGAGCAGGTCCATGCAAGGAAGCGGTCAAGTGATTGCCGGTGCTCCACCTTACGGAAGATTCCTCTATGAAGGAAAAGTTATGGTAGATCCTGTCACAGGCTCACCGTGGGCAAGGGCCGGAGCAAAGAAAGTGGTCACGGACAGAGACCTTGTGTTTGACAAGACAGCGCATCCACGCGCAACAGACCATTGGTTTGATGCTGCAAAGGAACAATATGTGAAGTCTTGGGCGAAAGGAGTGAAGAAACGTGCCGGAGGAAAGTAAGAAACCGGTCAAGTACGATGTAGACGGTTACGAAGCTGTAACTGATGCACTCGTTTCTCTTCTCAATAGTTTTCCAGGATTAGAGGAAGACGAAAAGATAAGATTCTCCACACTAGATGAAGATGGCGGTATTGCCTTCTATCCAGTGACAGGAGCGGTGATTGCACTGGAAAAGAAGAGTGTAACTGGCAAAGTAGACCAGTTGTGCAACTATCCTTTTTATGTGATCTACCGGTCTTCAATCGACTCTCCAAAGATTAAGGCCAGTATCAAAGAATTCCTTGACACTCTTGGAAAGTGGCTTGAACAGCAGACCGTGGTCATTAATGGAGAACAGAAGAGGCTGGAAGAATATCCAGTGCTTACAGAAGAGAGAAAAATAGAGGAGATCATAAGGCTTACACCGGCTCACTTAGATAATGTGAGTGATGGTAACGTTCAAGATTGGGCAATCAGCATCTCATTGAAATACAGAAACATATTCTACAAGAAATAACGGAGGATAACAAAGATGAAATTAGAGCGTGAAGCGTTGATGCATTATCTTGATGCATCGTTTAAAAAGACACCGGCAACAGCAGAGTGGGCGGTTCTCGGTGACGATATCGAGGAAATGTCCGTGGAGCTTAATCCAGACACGGAACAGAAGAGGACCATTCTTGGAAAAACTGTGACAACTGATAATGGATATGCACCTTCCATGTCAGCTGATCCATTCTACGCAGATCCAGCGTCCAAACTGTATCCGAAGATTAGAGAGATTGCGTTTAACCGTCTGAAAGGTGATAAATGCAAGACTCTTATGCTTGAAGTAATCGTAGAGGATACGTCAGCAGCTAAGCATCTTGCTTATGTACAGGAAGTAATGGTTAAACCACAGTCTTATGGTGGAGATACAACTGGTGTTAATATTCCATTCGATGTAACAGACGATGGTGAGAGAACAAAGGGTTATGTCACAGCCGAATCTCTGAAATCAGGCAAGCCAGTATTCGCAGAGGGTGAAATCGTAGCTGCTTGAACTGAAGAACTTTCGGTATACGATGAAGATCATAAAGAAGTATTCGGTTTAGAATAGGCGAGAAAGGACGATACAATGAGCAATAAAATAGCAAAACCAATGGCAAACAAGATTGTAGTAGATGATGGTAGCAAGGTCTACACGATTGAGAACAAAAGAGGAAAGGTTCTCGGCAAGTTCGAGTTCAGACCTACAGACACAAACATCGTGAAGAGGTATGAGGAAGTAGTTGAGTACTACAATTCCTATCAGCTGCCGGAGAATCCAAGCGATGCGGATATGAGAAAAGCAGAGGATGACATCATGGAGAAAATCTCTTACCTTGTCGGAGAAGATGCGAAAGAGACATTCTTCTCAATTCTCGGAGCATTCTCACCACTGGCAAATGGGGAACTGTACATGGAGAACGTCCTGTCCTCTATCGCAAAAGTGATTGAGCGTGAGATGAACATCCGTACAAAGAAGGTACAGAGTCGCATGAATAAGTATGTGGCGAAGTACCACAACTGATGGATCCGTGGAAACTTCCCACATCATTAGAAGTTAATGGAAAAGAATATTCGATACGCTCCGATTTTAGAGTAGTATTGGATATTCTTTCTGCTATGAATGATCCGGACCTCTTCGAACCTGGCATGACAGAAGAAGAGAAACAACAGGAGAAAGCACTCACAATGCTTAAAATCCTCTATGTTGACTTTGATTCCATGCCACCAAAGGACTGGCAAGAAGCCTGTCAGAAAGCGTGTGAGTTCATTGATTGCGGTATCAAGAATGATGGCAAGCCTAGACCTAGAACAATGGACTGGGAACAGGATGCACCTATCATAATACCTGCTGTGAATAAGGTCAATAACGGTGATGTACGTTCTGTAGACTATATGCACTGGTGGACATTCTTCGGACTCTATATGGAGATTGGAGAAAGCACATTTTCAACAGTAGTCAGCATCCGTGACAAGAAGAGAAAAGGTAAGAAGTTAGAGAAGTGGGAACAGGAATACTACAAAAATAATAAGTCTATCGTAGACTTGCATCAGAAGAGTACAGAGAGAAGTGACGAAGAGAAAGCTGAACTCCGAGAACTCTTCGGATTGAATAAATAACCGGATATCGTTAGAGATATTCGCTGACCGCAGATAATTAGCGGTGGAAAGGATTAGAAATGGCACAAGCCGACGGCTATATCATAATTGATACAGAGATTAACGCTGACGGCATGAAAGCCGGAAGCAGAGAAGTTGAAGCAGCTGTCAGAAGAATGGCGAACTCGGTCGAGGATATGGGTTCCAAAGCTAGAACAGCACTCAACAAACAAGCAGACTCATTCTCCAAGCTGAATCAAGAATATGCTGCACAGGAACAGAAGGTTTCAAACCTTAAGAAGAAAATAGCTGAATATGGTGAACAGAAGATTCCAACAGAGGAATACAGAGAGATTCAGGCTCAGATTGACAGAGCTACACAGAAACTCAGTTCACTGGAATCCGCACAGGAAAGATTCCTTGCTACTGGCGGTAGAAAGAACAGCTCATCTTTCAAGAAGATGCAATATGACATAGAGGAACTAGAGAATGAGATCAAGTACGCAAGAGCAGAACTTGCCGAATTGGAAGCCACAGGCGGAGCATTTACGCTTGGCTCTAAGACGCAAGAAGCTGCAGCCAGTATGCGTACATTACAAGCAGAAGAGAGAAAGCTTGCTGCTATGAATAATCGTCTGCATACCTCGTACAATTCCGTAAAAGGCAGTGTGGACGAATATAAGCAAAAGCTAATGAGTGCAGCACCGGCACAGAGAAAGCTTGCAAATGAGAGTGAAAGAGCATCGAAGTCTATAACTAAGACAGGCAATGCAGCAAATGGTGCTAGATTCGGCATCGGAAGAATGATTAAGATGTCATTGCTTATGAGCGTAGCATTCAGAGTGTTCTCGGCTGCAATCAATGCTATCAAGGAAGGCTTCACAAACCTTGCACAGTACTCAAGTAGCACAAATAACAGCATTTCAATGTTGTGGAGCAGTCTTGAAACGCTCAAGAATAGCCTAGCAACAGCATTTGCACCAATTCTAAGTGTTGTAGCACCAATCTTAAGCAAGTTCATTGATATGCTCGCAACAGCTGCAAGCTATGTAAGTATGTTCTTCTCATTCCTATCCGGAAAGAGCACATACACGAAAGCAATCGCAGTACAGAAAGATTATGCCGGAAGTCTTAAGGATACGGCAAGCGGTGCGAAAGACGCAGCAGACGGGACAAAAGAAGCTGCGGAAGCTGCGGAAGAGTACTTATCACCACTTGATGATATCAACAAAATGGATAAGCAGGACTCGGGAAGTGGTTCTGGCGGATCCGGTGGTGGTGGAGGTGGTGCCGGTGGCGGTAGTGGTTCCGGACCATTGTTCGAAGAAGTACCGATTGACAATAAGTTTGCATCCTTGCTTGATTCCGTATTGGACAAGCTGAAGCAGATCAGAGACATCTTTATGGATGGTTTCTGGGATGGACTTGGAGATTACAAGCCAGTACTTGAAGAACTGAAGAAAGACCTTAAGTCTATCGGAGAACACATCAAAGATATCTTCACAGATAAAAATGTTCAGGAAGCAGCTAAGAGATTCGCTACATTGTTCATTTATAACATGGGCAAAACAGTAGGCTCATTTGTTTCGATTGGGTTAACAATAGCAGCAAATGTTGTTGGAGGTATTGAAAGCTACTTAGAAGAGAATACAGACAGAATCAAGAAGTGGCTTGTGAGGATGTTCGATTTAGGCTCAGAGATTTCCATAATTGTAGGAAATTTAAGTGCAACAATTGCAGAGATATTCCAACAGACATTCGGATCACAGACAGCACAGAACATTACTGGCAATATTATTGGCATATTTACCACAGCGTTCGGAGAAATTATTCTACTTGCCACAAGCTTTGCAAAAGATGTAATGGATGCGATTGCAACACCTATCATCGAGAACAAAGATAAGATTATTGAAGCTATCAATAACACGCTGAAACCAATAGAGGAGATTACTCAATCTATAGAAGACTTCGTACAGAAGTTAGCAGATAAGCTGACTGAACTGTATGATGAGCATATAGGACCGTTTATCAATGATGTTGGAAGTGGCTTATCAGAAATAGGTGGAACACTTCTTGATACCTATAACCAGTATATCGCACCGATTCTTGATCAGTGGGCGCAGAAGTTCGATGAAGTCTTAAACGGACCAGTGGGCGATGCAATTGACCACATCATTGACGAAATTGGAAGGCTGATTGATGGACTTAATTGGCTGTGGAATAACGTACTTATTCCTCTTATACAGTGGTTGATAGAGAACGTGATTCCAGTACTTGCACCTATAGTGGCATGGATTGGTGATACGCTTCTTTCCATTGTTGCCAGCGTAACTGGAATGGCAGATAGCGTTCTCAAACAGCTTGATGGAATCATCCAGTTTTTAACAGGAGTTTTCACTGGGGATTGGGCGAAAGCATTGAGTGGAATCCTGTTATACGTTGAAGGATTTAAGCAGAACATTAATATTATCTTCAATTTCATCAAGAATCAAATACTTGATCCGCTGTCAAAATGGCTTGACGGAGTATTCAAGGTGGATTGGGTAAAAGACTTTGGTGTAATTGGAGATTACATGAATGCATGGCTTGCGAATATTCAGAACATTGTTGCAGCTGTGAAACAGGCATTTAGCGGAATCGTTGATTTTGTAAATGGTGTCTTATCAGGAGATTGGCAACAGGCATGGGATGGTATCAAGAATATCTTCGGTGGTGCTTGGAATGGCATGTTAGCAATCATCAAATCTCCAATTAACGGAATCATCGGATTGATGAACGGACTCCTTAGAGCTGCACAGATCATGCAGAATGGCGTTGCTAATGCACTGAACAAAATGAACATATCAGTTCCATCATGGGTTACATCATTAACTGGAGTATCATCCATCGGATTCCATATATCAAAATGGAGTGCTCCACATATCCCTTACCTTGCACAGGGTGCTGTTATCCCACCGAACAAAGAGTTCATGGCGGTACTTGGTGACCAGAAAAGCGGTAACAACATTGAAGCACCTGAAAGCCTTATCCGTAAGATTGTAAGGGAAGAAACTGGTAACAGCTCACGCAAGATTGAAGTGCCGGTATATCTGAACCGTAGACAGATTGCGAAGGCTGTACTTGAAGAAGGAAAGAACATGAGAACACAGACGGGAAGAAATCCGTTTGAAATGGCTTAGGAGGTAGAATATGGCACAGAACTATTTAAAATTCGGCTCATTCACACCACCAGATGTGGATGAGGACGGATATCAAATTTCATTCGCTACTACCTCTACAGAAAACTCAGGAAGAACCATGAGGGGAAATATGAAAAACTCCCCTCTCTTCACAATAGAAGCTTATGAGCTGAAATGGAGTGACATTAAGGTAAGTGACGCAAGCAAAATTCTCAAAGAGGTTATGGGAAAGAGCGGATTTGACTTTTTCCACCTTAACATTTATGAGGATAAATGGGAAACCAAAAGGTTTTATGCAGCAAACTTTAATGCTCCATGTGTAAGTTTAGTAGAAGGCGAAGAGAAACTGGATGAGCTGAGTTTTCAAGTAACATCGGAAAATCCAGTGTTATAGATTTCACCGGATATCGTTAGAGATATTCGCTGACCTTAAATAGTTAGAGGTAGAATTAATGAAGAATGTAAGCAACGAATTCAAAAACATCATAAAGTCAGGCGGTCCGTTCTATGCTTACGCATCGATTACACTGAAAAACGGTGAGAAACTATATCTTGATTCGGATAACGATTTCTTCATAAGCGGTAATGGATACGCAGAAGACGGAGGAGATGGATTCCCACTGGGATCCGCTCTCTCCAAGTCCGTTACGCTTGTCATTGATAACATCGATGAGAGATTTTCCAAGTATGATTTTTACTATGCACAGATTTCACTCTTCACTGAAGTTGACATCGAAAGTAGAAGCTATGATGCATGGAGAGATGTGAAAGGTGAGGAAATTCTCGATGTCAATGGCAACACGATTATGCTGACGAAATCAAGAATCGAGAGATTGAACGAGGGTACATTTACAGTACTTGAGCCAATAGCGGTTGGAGATACGATAGAACTTGTAGGTTATGATTCAATGTACAAAGCAGATGCAGACTTCACGTCTAAGCTATCTTATCCAACAACAGCTGGACAGCTTCTAAGAGAAGCGTGCAGTGCATGTAATATCATGCTTGGAAGTCCGAAGTTTAAGAACGATGATTTTGTGATTGAACAGGCTCCGGAAAAAGTGACTTGCCGAGAAGTAATCGGATATATCGCAATGCTTGCCGTTGGTAATGCTGTGATTCAGAACGGAACACTTGTTATTAAGAGTTACGACTTTTCTGCAATATCGAAGATTACAAATAGGGATGACTTAGTGGAAGATGCTGGCTATAGCATTTTGATGGACTATCAGTCAGATCCGGACATTAGCACAGATCCTGTTGTAATCACTGGAATTGCGACCACAAAGAAAGTAGAAAACGAGAGTACAATCTTAATAAGAGGTACAGATGATTATGCACTTGAAATCACGAATCCTCTTATTGAAGGACATGAAGATGATGCAATCAATCTGATTGGAGATGTATTGATCGGAGTTAAGCTGAGAGGTTTTAGTGGAGAATTCTTCCCTGATCCAACGATCGAATTCATGGATCTGGCTTGCGTGGTAGATAGGAAAGACAAAGTTTATCCAACATTTATCACATCCCATGAGTTCAGCTATCTCGGAAGCAGTTCGTTCTCTTGCGGAATCAAAGATCCGGAACGTCAAAAGAGTACTTATTACAGCGAAGCTAAAAAGGTATATGAAAAAGCTAATAAGGAAATCAAGCAGAATAAGACGGACTTTGAAGCAGCTGTCGAGAATCTGAATAAGACGCTTGAGAATGCATCTGGAATGTATTCGACAGAATCACCACAGTCGGACGGAAGTATGATTACATACATCCATGATAAGCCGACAGTAGAAGAGTCCAAGAATGTAATCAAAGTTACATCTGAAGCCATTGGTATATCAAATGATGGCGGTAAGACATATCCTTACGGCTTATTCCTTACCGGTGATCTGATAACAAGAATCTTGTATGCTATCGGCATAAATGCTGATTATATCAATTCTGGTTCTCTTACCGTAAAAGATAAGAATGGAAACATTACTTTCTACGCTGACACAGAGACAGGGCGAGTAACTATCAATGCAGAGTCCATAAGCATCACAGGAAAGTCTGTAGAAGATATCTCAAACGGAATCGTAGATGATTTTGTCACAAATATCTATAAGAATGACATTGATGAGATTAAAGAGTCTGTCCGGAATAAGATAGAGACATGGTATCAAGATAGTGATCCATCCGTAAACTGGGGTGGAACTGTTGAAATGGCATGGTGCGATGTCAATGGCGAATCAATCCTTGACGTAAACGGAAATGAAATCATCTTGCTATACGAAGAGTCTAAGGCTGAACATGAAGGAGACTTGTGGAAAGACCTATCTACGAACGATGAGTATATTTATCGTGGCGGTCAGTGGATGAAGATGCAAGTGCCGGATGAAGTTTTTGACGAGATTGATGGCAAGGCACAGATATTCATTAACACTCCTGTTCCACCGTATCGTGTTTGTGACTTATGGTTTGATGCAGATACACAGGAGCTTCTCACTTGCGTGGAAAGCAGAGATAATGGAAGCTGTGTAAAGTCCGACTGGCAGAAGAAAACCAAGTACACTGACGATAGTGGACTGAATACCTTCATTTCTGCAGTATACGATCCGAAGATCGCGGAATTACAGAGTCAGATCGATGGTCAGATAGAAACATGGTATTACGATTACGAACCAACATTACAGAATGAGCCAGCTTCTTTATGGACAACATCAACGGAACGTGAAAAGCATCTTGGAGACCTTTTCTATTGGTCGTCAAAAGGATTTGCCTATCGGTTCATGAAAGATGAAGCAACATGGAAGTGGCAACTTGTACAGGATACAGACATTACGAAAGCACTTGCAGTGGCGGAGAAAGCACAGGATACCGCAGACCACAAGCGAAGAGTCTTCGTAGTCACTCCTCAGCCACCTTATGACATTGGTGATTTATGGGTGCAGGGCGAAACTGGTGATATCATGCGATGCCGAGTACCTAAGAGCGATTCTTCTGAATACGCTACAGATGACTGGGAGAAAGCATCTAAGTATACCGATGATACAAGAGCCAACGAAGTGCAAAAAGAACTGGAAACAGTCAATAAGGACTTGCAGAATCAGATTGATGGCAAGATTGAGACATACAATCAAGCTACTGATCCGGCAGCTTCATGGACAACAGCCGAACTGAAAGCAAAGCATACTGGTGACTTATGGTACAACTCAAAAACCGAAGAAACAATGCGTTGGAACGGTTCAGCGTGGTCAAAGTTAAGTGATGCGGATGCGAAAGCTGCAAAGAACCTTGCTGTCACAAAGAAACGTGTATTCAGCGTAACTCCTTATCCACCTTATGATAAGGATGACTTGTGGGTACAAGGCACAAACGGTGACTTGATGCGGTGTGTGACCTCGCGTCAGAGCGGAGAGTATGTCGCATCCGATTGGGTTAAGGCTACCAAGTACACAGATGATTCCGCAATCAATAACTTTGTTAAGAATACTTATGCTGCCGACCTTGAGAATATCAAGAATCAGATTGATCAGAAGATAGAAACTTGGTTCCAACCTACTGACCCGTCACTTAATTGGACTGGAAAAGAAACACAGCCTCTTTGTGATGTAAACGGGAATGAAATCTTAGATGTTAGTGGAAAAACTATCACAATCACTGTGGAAACCGAGAAAGCAACTCATGAGGGTGACTTGTGGAAGAATTCCAAAACTGGTGATGAATACATCTACAGAAGCGGAAATTGGGAAGAAATGCCAGTTCCAGACTCTGTATTCGATGAGATTGACGGTAAAGCGCAGATTTTCTCAACACAGCCAAAGCCACCGTATAGCGTGGATGATTTGTATTTCACTGGAAATGATATCCTTGTCTGCCTAAAGGACAGAGAAACTGGTGAGTATGTAGCAAGTGATTGGCAGAAGAAAGATAATTATACAGACGATTCTACAGTAACGGACTTCATCGAAAACATTTATGATCCGAAAATTGAAGATATCCAAAATCAGATTGATGGAAAGATTGATACGTACTATTACGATTATGAGCCTGCGAATTCAAACCATCCAGCATCTGAGTGGACTACAGCTTACGAAAGACAGAAGCATGTTGGTGACCTCTTCTTTTGGAAGAACAAAGGTTTCACTTACCGCTATATGAAAGTCGATACATCTTATCAGTGGGTGAGAGTGAAAGATGCAGACATCGTATCTGCGATGGAAACAGCATCAAAGGCGCAAGATACCGCAGACGGTAAGAGAAGAAACTTTATTACAACTCCTGTGCCACCTTATGATGTTGGCGACCTTTGGACGCAAGGAGACACTGGTGACTTGATGAGATGTCAAACCGCAAGAGCTAGCGGCAACTATGTTTCTTCTGATTGGACGAAAGCCACTAAGTATACTGACGATTCAGCTGTAGAAAAGCTAAACAAATCTCTGACTTCCGAAGAAGTGTTTAACAGACTTACTGATAACGGGAAGAAACAAGGGATATATATGCAAGGCGATCAGTTGTATATCAACTTCTCTTATGGCAAGGGCGGTACACTTACATTGGGAGGTGTAAACAATGAAAATGGCTCAATACAAATACTAGATGCCATAGGAACAGAAGTTGGTAGATGGGATAAAGATGGACTAAACATTCAAAAAGGCTCGATTTATGGAAGCACGATATATTTAGATAAAGAAAAAGCATCTGCGCTCATCGTTGGCCGTAACAATTCGAAAGAAATATTCACTATCGGAAGCTTGGGTATGCATATTGATAATACTAATATGGGACTTCTCGCATCGGACAGTATGGTTGTTGACCTTATGGGTGGTTGGTTTCATGGTTTAAGAATGAAAGCATCTAATAATGGAAGGGGATACGGTTCTTCAATTTCCCCAGAATGCTTCTCTATTGGATGGGCTGAGGATTTACAAGGATGGTCTGATGCAATGTCAGAAGTGAAATCGTACACATTCAGCATTAGCGAGAACTCAACAGGTTGCCTTTCAATTAGAATTAATGGAAGTAGTTACATTAATGATTATGTAGATATAAGCCCAAGAGAAATAAAAACAACTGGAACTAAAAACCGTGTTGTTCCAACAGAGAATTATTCGAACAGACTTCAATATTGCTACGAAACAGCTTCGCCAATGTTTGGAGACATCGGTGAAGGAATTACTGATGAGAACGGTGAATGTATCGTTGAAATCGGAGATATCTTCACGGAAACCGTAACAACACGCATTGAGTACCAGGTATTCTTGCAGAAAGAAGGGAAAGGAGATTTGTGGATTGAAAAGAAGGAAGAGAATTACTTCATTGTGCACGGAACTCCGAATCTGAAATTTGCATGGGAACTGAAAGCAAAACAGAAAGATTACGAATATGTAAATCTTGAGGAAGATGTTGACAGGGAAGAAAAATTACCTGAAAGCCCTGAGAACATATTAAACGCGGAACTAGAAACCTTGATTAAGGAACAGGAGGAACTTTTAAATGAAACAGCTTAGTGGTTTTTCAATTTTAAATGTAAATGGAATGGACAGAGCTACATTTACTTATGACGAGATTGACGAGAGCGGAAATCTTGTATCGCACAATAATAAGAAATCATTCTATATCGTTGATGCTGAACTCAAAAATCATGTAGATGCGATTAGAAAATTTATCACAGTAAACAAGGTTGACGAGGCGTAAGGGCATGAATAATGCTCTTACCCTTTTAATAAATGATTCAATAAAGGAGAATTAATCATGGAATGGACAAAGTACACAACTAAAGAAGCACTGAAAGACAATGATGAGTTAATGATTCTTGACAAGGATGCAAATGCAAACAAGCGTACTTTGATGGACAAGATATGGAATTATGTTGTGGACAAGATGACTACGGCAGTTATCGCAAAGTTAGGAACAACTAACAAGACTTTGATCGGGGCAGTTAATGAATTAAATAGCAAATCGTTCCACAACATTCCACGTCTTGTACCAAAAGATATCACATCTTATTACAAGGATGGTTCACTGTGGAAACGTCTTAATGGTACAGGCGGATATTCATTATATCAGGATATTTATGCAGGAGATTATTTTCAGATGTCTCGTGTAATTTCGGCAAAGAATCCTGATTCCTCACTGCAAATGACTGGTACTGATTGGGTAACAATCGCATCTATCGGTGGACTTGCACACAACGGAGATAATATTGACTTAACACCAAATCATCTCGTCATGATACCGGGAAAAGGATTTGGCGGAACACAGCATTTCGGTAGAAGTCGCATGAATCCAACAAATACTACAGAGGGTGGATATAAAGCATCCGAGATGAACACAACAGTATTAGGTGCTGTAGCTACAAGTGGTTCAACGACGGCTGACGCAACGATTAATCAGCAGTTATATGCAGAGTTTGGAGCGCACTTAAAGAAAACAAGAGAACTTGTAACTAACAAAATCAATGCTACTGGTGTAAACCGTTACGGAACAGCTAATGGCTGTACAAACGGATGGGAATGGATTGACGCACAGGCGATTCTTATGAGTGAGGTTGAACTGTACGGTTCTATAGTTTGGTCGTCCGCCGCATGGGATACAGGAAACGCAAACCATCAGTTTGAATTGTTTGCAAATTCTAAATCTGCAATTAATGATCGTTCAGCTTGGTACTGGCTAAAAGACGTGTCGTCTGCGTCTGAGTTCTGCTATTGCCGCGGCAATGGGAATTCCCACTGCAACGGCGCTAGTTATGCGAGCGGCTATGTTCGCCCTCGCTTCGTAATCGCAGCGTAGCGAATCTGAAATCACCACCCCTTGTGGGTGGGATTGAAGATGATAAAAAGAAAGGAAATACTACATGTCAGTTTTAAAGAACTTAAGAAGTCTTTCCTCTATGGAGTTTTACAAAAACGCAATAGAAATGAGAAAAGCAATTACAATGTGGATGCTAAGAGACTTTGGGACAAGAAGAAATTCAAGGTCTGTTGCTAGTGTTATCAAAGATATTGATGATGCCGATAAGCGTGTAATTGATGAAATTTTTGCGAAATACGGGAAAACTCCAAATCATGAATTTCAAAGTGAGTATCCATCTTGGTTTGTAGAATTTGAACGTGGTATTATTATGAAAATATTACAATCAATTATTCATAATATCACACGAGCAAATTCTGTATATCCAACTGATGACTTTTTAAATGATGAATATGCCATCAGACGACAATATCAAGATGTAGCAATATCTGAGTGCTACTCACTTATTCAAGAACTACAATATATTGTTGCTTGCTTTGAAACCGACATTAATAAGTTCCAACCAATTTTAGACAAGATCGAAAAAGAAGTTGATTTGTTAAAGGGTTGGAGACAAAGTGACAATAAAAAGAGAAAAGACCGATTGAAGAAACTAGGAAAATAGATAATATTGGGGTAACGCTTGTAAACGTCTGCGTCTGAGTTCTGCAATTGCAACAACAATGGGAATTCCAACTACAACGACGCTAGTAATGCGAACAACTATGTTCGCCCTCGATTTGAATGACATGCTACTATCACCTTATGTGAACGCATGTTTTACGAAGGAAGTGTTATCCATCCAGTAATGGTAAATAGTTCACATGACGCTGATGGATACGTCTAAAAGCTATAAGCGTGTGACTTTATAACGGAAAGAATTATATGAAAAATAATAGCTATGAAATTTTGCTTGATATAAATGTGTTGTATAAAGCATTCCAGGAATGTAAGAAAAATGTTGACTGGAAATGTTCAATGCAGAAATACGAATCAAACATTCTTCAAAATCTAAATGCATTGCAAAAGCAATTAAAGAACAGGAGTTATATTCCTGATAATTATGTTGAGTTCAATGTGTCTGAACGTGGCAAAACAAGACATATCAAGTCGCCAAGTATCCGAGATAAGATATTACAAAGGGCAGTTTGTGATAACATTTTAGAGCCAATTCTTTATCCGAAGCTAATATATAATAATGGTGCATCAATTAAGGACAAAGGTGTTGAGTTTACTAGACAGCAATTAGTAAAGCATCTAAGAAGATATTATGTGGAGCATGGAAATGATGGGTATATTTTGACATGTGACTTTCGAAAATTCTTTGAAAGTATACCACACGACAAATTGATTTCAGCTTTACAAAAATATATACCGAATGAAGATACCATAAATCTTTTGAAAATTATTATATATTCATACAACGATGATGGTGTCGGTCTCGGCATCGGTTCGCAAGCGTCACAGATATTTGGAGTATTTTATCCTACTCCAATTGATACATATTGTACAGTTGTAGAGGGAAATAAATATTACGCAAGGCATATGGACGATTTTTATGTCATACATCACGATAAAGAATATTTAAAACAGCTATTGCCGAAGATACGAAAAATAGCTGATGAACTCGGTTTGACACTTAATGAAAAGAAAACACAGATATGTAAATTGAGCAAAGGGTTCGTATTCTTAAAACAATTCATATATATGACCGACACAGGCAAGATTGTACGAAGACCAGTAAAGAAAAACGTAGTCCGTGAAAGAAGAAAATTAAAAACTTTTCACAAAAAATTACAAAATGGCGAAATGACCATGAAGTACATTAGGGAACATTATAAATCATGGCGAGGTACTACGAAAAAGTATGCCAAACCTTACACAATTAAGAACATGGATGCACTGTACGTGTCTTTGTTCGGAACAGGAGAATGATATGGAAGAAAATATTAAAAAAATGGATTTGGAAGCAGAACTTAGAGAGCTTAGATCAGAATTACAGGCTAATACATCAGAGGTTGGTGACTGGAAGATTGTTAAAGCCTTAGAATATCAGCTTTCCGGTGAAGAGATTCCTTATGACATTAAGGAACTGAATGCAAAGAGGCAGGCTATCAGGGATAGAATCAATACCATTGAGATTGAATTAGCTGAAATGGAATAATGCATATAGACTGTATAAAGATAATTTTTATGCAGTCTATTTTTTTATGGTATAATACGATTTATAATATTAATGGATTCATTGTGGTGTGTAAATCCACAACCGTTTATTGTTTAAAAATAAGAAATACACCTCCCATTTCATGAACTGAAATAAAGCATTTAAATCCACCTCTTTTTGAGTCATAATTGGCTAGAAAGGGGTGTTTTTTATGGAAAAAGACATTAATATGATAATCAAAAATGTTGTAAACATGATGCAAGAGGAGTTGACTGATGAACAGATGCACAAATTGGAGAATGTGCTGTATATTTCGTTCCACGGAGTCAAACTTCAAGAGGAATGTACCTCATTGGTAACAAGTCAATCTCACTGGGATAAGATTCTCAAATTGTTCATTGCAAGTAAACGCTTGGAGAACTGCTCACAAGGTACGATTGACCGCTATGTGGACTGTGTAACCAAGCTAGTCAACTATCTCAACAAGAGATTTGAGGACATAACCACGAATGATATACGCTACTACCTTGCCATGTATCAAGAGACAAGGAAAGTGTCTATCTCGTACATGGACACGCTTAGAAGATACTTTTCATCATTCTTTGGATGGCTTTCTGACGAGGGATTCATAAGCAAAAATCCAATGAGACGCATCAAGCACATGAAAGTGCCACAGCGCATCAAAAAGCCGTTTACCTCCGCAGAGAGGGAGCATCTACGTTGCAATGCAAAGAGCCAGAGAGATGTGGCAATTATGGAATTTTTGTACTCCACAGCAGCACGTATCGGCGAGGTAACAGCTCTGAACCGCAGTGACATTGATTGGGGAAACAAGGAAGTAATCATTTACGGAGAAAAGGGAAAGAAAGAGAGAAAAGTGTATCTGACGGATGAATGCGCATATCATCTCAAGAAGTACCTTATGTCAAGGGATGATATGAATCCAGCGTTATTTGTATCAAATCGAAAACCACATAATCGAATGGGAAAGGAAGCTATATGGTCAATGCTGTCTAAGTTAGGCAAAAAGACAGATGTTCACGCACATCCGCATAAGTTCCGAAGAACCCTACTCACGGATGCTGGAAGTAGAGGAATACCGCTGCAAGAGATTCAAGCCTATGCCGGACACCAAAAACCGGATACAACCATGATGTACGTCACTGTAAGTGAATCTAATGTAAAAGCATCTTTTAGAAGATATATAGCGTAAGCTGACTTGATTCAATATTGATTTTTTAAAAGCCGTTTCTCGATGGCTTGTTTGCTATACCATTTTTTATGAGAAGTCTGTGTTTTCCGATATGCAAAAATGATGTTTTCTAAAAATGTGTGATGGTGATGAAATGGGAGGTGTATGTCCTTATCATGTTACTTTCAGACAGGTAAAATATGCATCCTGATTACAAGATCCTGCTCGTAATTACTGTATACAATCCAATCGGTTGAATCTTTTGATACAATGTCGATTGCATTTCTTGTCTTACTATGATTTACTATTACTGGAATAGCTAATGGAAATTCTGATGTTGATGCAAAGACAACAAATTCATTTTTTTGTGTGGTAACTCGCACGTCTTTAAATGTTATCTTCTTGCTATTTTACCAAATAATTATAGCACTGTTATTCCCTGGAAAAGTTATTGTAACAGTATTTGTGTTTGAATCAACAATTCCAATAACCCCTTCTTTACTAGCACCGTGTAAAGATTCTACTACAACAACATCATTGTATTGTCTTGTTACAAGAAGTAATGTTTCAGACGTTGTGTTGATTGTTCCAAACACAATAGCGGTTTTGTACATTTGTAAGTCAATACTAATAGATTTTCCAGTTATATCTTTTCTTTTTGCATTGCTATTTTATGATTAAATCATATTTTTGTTAATGTCATTACAATCCACACGTTAGTTGAAACTTTTAATGTATTACCATCGAAAACAAAATTAGTTCCGGTTAATTCTGACTTGATAAAAAGTATACCACCAGTTCTTTCTTTTGACATTCTGCTAAGTGCTACAGCGAACCCTATGTTTTTAATATTGTCTCTGTCTATTCCTGAATAGCAAATTAGATACGAACTTCCATCGTCTAATATAATAGATCTGCCATTTGAAGGATTTATTGTAATACGTTTTGCATGAGTTAAACTGTTGCTATTTCATCTATGACTCAATATGGGTACAATCATCCACTAAAAATCCAGTACAATTATCTTAAGATTGCATAAATATCATAATTAGCTGTATTAACATTGAATCAGAATTATAAGTATTTAAGGAGAATGGTGATGGAATATGTAGGAAGAGAAGAACATACAGAATTTGCCAAACGTATCGAGGACGAGCAGCATAGACAGAATAGACGGATTGAGCTGTTAGAGGAATCTGTAAAACAGAACACAGCGCTTACGGTATCTGTTGAGAAGCTTGCGAATAATATGGAAAGTATGGCAAACGAACAGGCGAAACAAGGCGAAAGACTGGAAGCATTGGAGGGCAGAGATGGCGAAATGTGGAGAACGGTAGTTAAATATGTACTCACGGCAGCTCTCGGACTTGTGATCGGATTGGTAGCAACGCAGATTGGATTAAAATGATAAGGAGAATGAACATGGAACAGATTATCAATTATGTAAAGCCGGAACTTATTGTTGTAGCTATTGCACTGTACTTTATCGGCATGGCAATTAAGCAGTCTGAGACTATCGCAGACAAGTATATTCCTAGCATCTTGGGAATTGCTGGAATCGTGATCTGCGGTATCTACGTGATTGCAACTTGTACTCTTAGAACTGGACAGGATATCGCAATGGCAATGTTTACCGCAATCGTACAGGGAATTTTAGTGGCTGGATTAAGTAACTATGTCAACCAGTTAATCAAGCAGAGTGGAAAGGAAGAGTAATT